ATCAGCGTTTTCATCAGCGTTTTCATCAGCGTTTTCATCAGCGTTTTCATCAGCGTTTTCATCAGCGTTTTCATCAGCGTTTTCATCAGCGTTTTCATCAGCGTTTTCATCAGCGTTTTCATCGACATTATCGTCTGTTCCCACATTGCCATCAGCATTTTCATCAGCGTTTTCATCAGCGTTTTCATCAGCGTTTTCATCAGCGTTTTCATCAGCGTTTTCATCGACATTATCGTCTGTTCCCACATTGCCATCCACATTATCGTCTGCGTTTTCACCGACATTATCGTCTGTTCCCACATTGCCATCCACATTATCGTCTGCGTTTTCATCCGCGTTTTCATCCACATTATCGTCTGCGTTTTCATCCGCGTTTTCATCCACATTATCGTCTGCGTTTTCATCCGCGTTTTCACCGACATTATCGTCTGTTCCCACATTACCACCCACATTATCGTCCGCGTTTTCATCGACAGTATCGTGTGTGTTACCGTCTAAATCAACGTTAGCACTTGCATCCACATTGCCCTCAGCATCAGACAATCCCTCCATGCGCGGCGACATGCCAAAAATTGGTGTCGCATGCACAATTGCAATGCGTCTGTCATAATTCGGAAGCCGTTTGCCACGATGCAGTTTGTTCGTTTTGGGTAATTTTTTGTAATAAATTTTGGAATCAAATGTAAACTGTAACCCAGGCGGTAGCAGAACTTCAAATTCGCCTGAAGTGTGTGTGTTAAATTCCATGTAAACACACGGAATTGTTTCATTCAACGTAATTTCATATACACCCCCATAATATTCAACATGGTCAAAACTGCGGTCTGGATCTGCAGAATAAAAACCAAAATCATGCAATGAAAACTCCAACGCACTCAAAATACTCAAGGATGTTGACATAAAATCCATATTCGTGTAGTCGAGTCCGCGCATATGTGTTTCGGACTTAAATCCTCTGTATACCACGAGTTTGCTTGTCAAACGGGGTGCTCCCATAATTAATCGAATAAGGTCGATACGATAGGCTTCAAGAAGTGGTGCAATGTTTTCAGGCACTGCTAAAAATTCTTTATTTTTACCCAGAATCATAAAAAATACACCTTTATCAACCGTTAGTTCTTCAGTTCGGAGTGTCTGCATAAGATTAACTTTGGGTGGCAATGCCATTCTTGCAGAAAATGCATCGTATTGGTCAAACAAATAAAATCCCAAAAAATGTAGGTTTGTAAATGGTTGATGTGCATCTTCAATAGCTGTGTTAAACATTTCAGTTAAATTTCGCAAGGTACCTCTGATATAATTATTAACCAACGTATCACCCAAATATGTATAGCTTTTAAGGATACATTTATCGCGCTCCGATAAACCTGCAATATACTCGCGTTGGCGGCGTACCCAATCACGGAATCCATCACTGTGAACCGGAATCGCATATCGAGCCCTCATGCGAGCTGCGCTTCTTGTTCCGTTTGAGCGAATGAGCGTTCCGGACTCCAACGATGTAAATTCATAGGGAAGTGCCGCATTTTGCATCAAAGCCCGTTTGCGCTTACGGGTGAGTGATGGAACCGAATTGGCATTGGAGCGACGTCCGTTTAATAGCAAGGATTCGCGAACTCGGGATTTACGACTTTCTGATACGGAATTCATTCTACAACAGAGCATTAAATTTTTGCCTGAACAAACGGATGCTGTGGCAAAAAATTTGACAATGCTAACACAAACGGAACACCTGTTAGCAATATGGATGATGTATTCGTTCGCAAGTATTTGAAACACCTGCGCAATTATTTGCGCACTATCGGGTTTGATTCGATGCGTGTACGAACGTATTTGCAAAAATTTAAGGACGGTTTGCGGGATGCGGTTGGACGTTCGTCGGGAATGTACGGTTCTGACGGATTTGCGAGACTACAGCGGTTAGAATGTCACATTCCTTTGCTTATGCACTATTACAGCAAAGGCATTTACGGAGGATTTACCGAATGGTGGACAGAATTAGCGGAACACATTATACCATTACTGCCAATTTCAATCACAGCATTCACAGATGTCATTCCGTTTGAGACAATTGAGCAATTTGACCACATATGTTGAAGCGCATTCGCGGAACGGAATTCTGTGGAAAATTTGTTTTGGATGGTTATTCGCCGTCTGTAATTATTTGGACGGCGGACGCAGGCCCCCCGGTAGGTACTTTTTGCCTGTACTTTTTTGCCCGAATTGAGACCAAACGGATTTAAAAAAAAGTACCGAGATTTGGCCCTGCGGCGGACGCTGTGAGCTTGACATTCGAACGGAGGGTATCTATCTGAAAATAAATTCGTGTAATGCTGTAAACAACACCTTAAATGATTTGTGAACGGCTCATTTCACCGTCAACAAAAATTGACGGTGAAGAAAAAACATTTCAAACCTACAGGCATGGAATCGTTTAACGTGATCGCAGTTCGTGCTGAGCACGTGAAGGAAGGCCAGGTTGCTCTAAGAGCTGGGCTGCAAAGCTTAGCACATGCACACAAACAAGAACAACATGCATTCATACAGACCACGATTTCAGAGCATGCGGAGGCTCGCCGTCTGTTCAGAGACTTGCGTGTGTTCGTTTCGGAGCTTCAGCGTTAATAAGAGGGGTTCCACACGATCCGCTGTTTTAACCTGCGCCAATCTTTCGGTCCGGTGCCAAAGTTTTTTCCACTTCTTGCAAATATTTCCCGCAATGCACCGAGTATAGTCAGCATCAATGCTGACTGTCTTGTGTATCCTGGAATGATTGGTGGCGCAATTGGGGCGGATGTTGTGCGGTCAAAAAATAGCGAATGAGAGTTTTGTCCGTTTACCAAATGCAATTTACCACAGCGCTCACAAGACACACCGCAATGTTCATTTTAATTTGCAAGATTCAAAGATTCAAGACCCCCACGTTCCAACGGCAGGAGCAAACGAAGAATTTCCGTGTGTCCTTTTTGACTTGCATGTTGAAGTGCTGCAATATTAATTGCTGCAGAATTCACTCCTCTCTCCCGCGGCAAATCAATGAGCAAACGAACAATTTCCGTACATCCGATGTCACACGCAATGCGAAGTGCCCAATTGGTGTTTACAGCCGGATTTACTCCACGTTCCAACGGCAAATCCAACAGCATACGAACAATTTCCGTATGCCCGCAGTAGCACGCATTTTGAAGTAGAACATTTTCGTTGATAGCTGGATTGACACCTCGTTCCAACGGCAAATCAAGGAGCAAACGACCAATTTCCGTACGCCCGCAGTAGCACGCATTTTGAAGTAGAACATTTTCGTTGATAGCTGGATTGACACCTCGTTCCAATGGCAAATCAAGGAGCAAACGAACAATTTCTGTGTGTCCGTTGAAACACGCATTTCGAAGTGCTTGATTGTTAGGTGCAGATGGATCTACACCTCTTTCCAACGGCAAATCAAGGATCAAACGAACAATTTCCGTGTGTCCGTTTTGACTTGCGATTCGCAATGCTGCATTGTCGCGTGTAGCAGGATCCACTCCTCGATCCAACGGCAAATCAAGGAGCAAACGAACAATTTCCGTGTGTCCCTCACAAATTGCATGAATGAGTGCTTCATTTTCATTTTCATTAGCAGCAACGCCGCTTTCCAGAAGCAAACGGACAATTTCCGTGTGCCCAAGGCGACATGCCGTTTGAAGCCATGCCGTTTGAAGTGTTGTAGTGCAGCCCATTTCCAACGACACTGCATTCGCGTCTCCGGTCTCGACGGCTGTTTCAATGTCGACAACGGTTGTTGTTTTCGCGATAGCGCGAAGGAGGGCCACACGATCCATGTGCATGTTAAAGAATGTTGTCCTGTGTATCAAATTTTGGGGGACAAAAACCGCTGTTGTTCGCATTCAAACATGTTAAAACTAAGAGCTCCGGACGGATCCAACTGCCAAAACCAATCAAAATATTTAAGGGTAAAAAGTGTTTGGTACATATCACCTTAAATATTTTGTTAATAAATGTTTGAAACAGCGTGTGCATTCCTTAGTTAAAACGCAGCATCAAACGAAATCTCGCGATCGCTCGCAGACTGCCCCACGCCTGCCAATGTGTATTCCGCCACCTTTTTCTCAAAGAAATTCGTTTTGCCCGAAAGCGACTGACGGTCCATCCACGGGAATGGCAATGCCACATTCCAAAGTTTGTCATAACCGAGCATCATCAAATGCCGGTCTGCCACAAACTGAATATATTCGCTCATACGGGCTGCATTCATGCCAATTAGGGCACACGGCAATGCATCGTTGATAAATTCTTCTTCAATTGCCACCGCCTCGCGCACAAGAGCGTGTGCGGCATCTTGTGTTAATCGATGCGTGCATTTGGAATACATTAAACACGCAAACTCTGTATGCAACCCTTCATCGCGCATAATGAATTCATTGGATGTCGTGAGCCCTGGCATGAGCCCACGTTGTTTAATCCAGAAAATCGCACAAAACGCGCCACTGAAGAAAATGCCCTCCACTACCGAAAACGCCAATAGACGAGTGGCTAAATCCGAATCGTCCGAATTCATCCACTTCATGGCCCACTCGGCCTTTTTGCGAATACACGGAACCGTCTGGATGGACCTGAGAATGTCAATCTTTTCATCGCGGTCCTCAACGTATGTGTCAATGAGAAGCGCATAGGTTTCGGAATGAATTGCCTCCATGAAATTCTGAACAGCATAGAACTGACGGGCTTCGGGGATTTGAATTTCGGACATAAAATTCGTTGAAATATTCTCCATTACGATTCCGTCTGAACCGGCGAAAAATCCGAGAACACGCTTAATAAAGTGCTGTTCGCTCGTATTGAGCTTTTCCCAATCCAAACGGTCCTTGGACAAATCAACCTCGTGAGAATGCCAAATCGTTTTCTCATGCGATTTAAACATGTCCCAAACATCGGGGTATTGAATGGGAAACAGCACAAAGCGGTGCGGATTTTTTTGAAGGAGCGGCTCGATAACGGCATCCATCTTCTTATGGAGTCCGAAAATCCATTTTGAGGGTCGTCATTTTTGTCGTGTGACCTTTGTGAACAATTGTTCATAGATTGCAATCGAAATGACTAGTTGTGTGCACGCGAGGGTCAATCGGCGATGTACATTTTGGGATACAGCGAATTCGCTATAACGAACAATGCAATTGCAAAATATGGATTTAAACATATTTTTGAAATAACGTTTTTTTGCAGTCAACAGTATAGAGATAATTACGTCGAATTCTCAAACCATTGTTGCAAATTTACGCGGCAAGCGGTTCCGAATATGCCGGAAGCATGGACGGCTCCATGTTGTTGCGCATGGTGCACCCACCGCAAAACCCGCGCGCACCGCACTCACACGTGTCACTTTGCGGTGTGCCCGTCACCGTTGTGCAATCTGCAACGGTCGAACAGCTAACGGCAAAGGGCTCCGTTTTCGGACGAAGAGCCGACCGACAAATCCAAAATTCCATCATGGTCAGGAGCGTGGTAACGGCTCCACTCAAGATTAGCGACAATGCCAGACCCGTTGTCGGAACAAGCCGCTTCGTGGAGCCGGGGAGAAGATACAATTGTACAACACCCCACACGGTTGCAACAACGACCACGACGGCCAAAATGAGGTAGTAGTAGCAAAAATCGTATGCCCAAGAGGGTGCTGCAGTCATGGATGCAGTCATGTGGTTCCTGTTCATGGTTGTGGTTTTTTTGCACTTATGCCGGCTTTTTCTTAGCTAGAACCTTCTTCGGCTTGGACGGAACGGGAACAGGCGCGGCAACCTGATCCTCATCTTCAGCCTCTGCAACAGGTTCAACAACGGCAACCTCGGGCTCTGGTTCAGGTTCAGGCTCAGGCTTGCCCTTGACAACGTTCTTGGGTTTGGGGGGAGGCTCGTTTGTTTCCTCCGTTGAAGAATTTGCAACAACAGCGGCAGCCTTGCGTGGGCGTATGACTGCGCTCAGAACATCGTCGTCGTCCTTGGGCTTGGCAGCAGCTGCAGCGGCAAGTCCCTTGATGCTGGGCGGGTCGCTACGAAACGCGGGCCCCTTGCTCTGGTCCTGGCGACTATCAATGCGCACCTGGTCGGCCTTCCAGATGGTTCCCCATCCTGTGGCTGAAATGAGCCAAATACCACCATGTTGGACGATAGGCGTGACTTCTGTCCGTCGAGGAAGAATGTCTTCAATAGACATATCCGTGTATTGAGTAAGACCACCATCCTCATCACGTTCCATGCCATTGTAGAACGTTGCTGTAAACGTATCAATGTTGGGTGACCGGGGCTCGATTTCCTTCTTGTCGGAACCCTTGCGCTTCTTGAACGCAACCTTGAAGGATGACGGATAATCTGTTCCGGCCTTTGCTAACTTGACTGATGATGTCATATTTTCTTTAATTTTCTCACGAAGCTGTTCGGGTGACAGTGATTCCTTATACCATTTCGTACCCGTAAACCACTCCTTCGCATGCGCACATGCAAGATCAATAGCAGCCTCATCGTATGCAACAAAGAAATCATGAGCCGCTTGGAGATCCGGATTCGATTCCATGCCCCCGAACGTTAGATCCATGGCAAACTTGGGCGGTTTCTCATCTTTTGTAAATCCCTTGACATCAAACGTTAGGCGCATCTGAGGAAGCTCAACCTTGATTGGATTTCCACCGATTGAAATGGACACCATCTTACCACCGCTGTCAAGCTTCGAGAGCTTGCCCGCCGTAAGTGCCTCAAGATTGATTTCAGCAGGATATAATGCGCTCATTCTAAGACGAATTCACCGAAAAGCGGAGGTGTCAACTTTGGCCCAAACCTCCCCTAACTTTTTGCGACATTGACAAAAACGGTAAAATTTGCGATGTTTGCGTCAACATGTCTGTTCAATTTTTCCCCGTGTCGCAAAAACGTGCACAGCAAGACGTTAATCTTCCGAAAACAGAGCGAGCAGCGCATCATACACGGATTCCGGTGGTGGCGACCCCAACCAATGCACACGGTCGACCAATTCAAAGTATTCACACACAACGGGATGCGCATTTCGCAATTCGCTTCGACGTAGCGCAGCAATCGCATGCATATCTTCCGGACCGACGCTGCATTTACGGTTGTATGTACAAATGGAGCGATATGTTGGACGCGGTCGGTCTGACGGCCACGAAATGCGAGATATTAAACAGCCGAGTGCTGCTAAATCGAACCGAAAACTGGCCGTGGGTGCTTTGGGTTCGCCGCCCAACATCAAGAAATACCAGATGCGGTCGGCATCAAATGCACACAATGGAGTTGGTTCTGGCACCGTCATCAAGTCATAATCTGCAACGGCAAGGGTCCCGTCTGCATCCACCAGAATGTTTTCGGCTTTAATGTCCATGTGAATGAGATTGTATTTTCGGTGAAGTACTTTGAAAAATTCAATACATGTACGACCAACCCGTTTCCAATTGCGATACACAATATTTGCCAAATTACCGCGATAATGCCGCATTGCATACCACGCGAATGTTGGGGTTATGCCGAATTGCTCATAAAAATTCCGTGGCATAATCACAACATGCGGAACATCACGAATTCGGAGAATATTCGCCAATTCTTGGACTCCGTCAGCATCACGGAGATACTTGAGAACCCATTCGGGCATTGTGGTTGCGTAAATTGTGTTGTTAACCAGTTGCTGAGTTATTGTCCAGGGGCCAAGTGTTGTTTTGTAAGGGTCCGCGACTTCGGCAGCGACTTCGACAGCGACTTCGACAACAGCAGGTTCAACGGGTCCAACGGGTTCAATATCTTCGATGTTCTCAATTACATTCATGTCACGCGGGTTGTTCTCGCGGACGTCACGACGTCAATTTTCTCGAGACACCCCAAATGTCCCTTCAATGTTCCCCCCAATTTGTGTGACCAACGGTTTACCGCAAAGGAATTCACGTTTGCAAATTTAAGTTAAGATAACAACCGACCGCAGTGTTCATCCAAAAAAGTGGAAATGTCTTTAAAACCTAGCGAGGTTTTTGAAGAGTATTGGCGATGTTTATAGTGCAAGTCGATACAAGATACGCCCCGACTGATTACCAAGGTTAAACATAATACCATAAACAATCAACGACGCAAGTAACGCTGAAATAATTCCATGCTCAATTGTCGATGTTGTTGGGTTTGAATCTTTAAGAACTGCTAAAAGCGGCGGTACTCCAACAAGTCCTGCTGCTAATATAAATTTACATCCGAGATTAAATGTGGATTTTTGCCGCTTTTCTTCAGTGATTCCATAGAACCCTCCCATAATTCCAGAAAAGAACTGTAAACCACTCAAGAATTCTATCGCAGACATGATGAATGAACCTCAACCCAACTTTCAGGGGTCAATTTTTGACCAGGAGCTCTGCCTGCTTAGCTCTGCCTGCTTAGCTCTGAATGCTTGGGGCTAAAGAATCCTTCGTCTTCTAGTCGGAATTTCCTTAAATTTTTAATTGAGCTCCGCAGGGTTACTTCTGTGTGATAAGACGTTTGAGGTCGTTCGTAAATGTTTGAAACGTTAACGATCGCGTGTTTAACTGACAGTTGAAGAAAATTACGACGGTGACACGGAGGATTATTAAGTAAGGAATGCAATGAACGAGCCGTTTTCCAAACAGTTATTAACAAAATATTTAAGGTGCTGTGTGCAAAACAGTAGTAACCTTAAATATTTTGATTCGCTTTGGCAGTTGTAAGCACAATCTCCGTCCGGAGGAATTTCAGACCAGAAATCGCCGACAAATTCCTCCGGACGAAGGAACACTGCATTCCTTATTATTAAGGCATTACTTAAGAGCGTAGCAGGGCTGTTTAAGCATTCCGTAGGATAAAACCTGATTAACTCTGTCATCGTTTGACTTTGCTTTTAGGACAAATGTTTTGAGTAGATGTTATCAAATTTTCAAAATAGGAGGTTCATTTGACACAATTTATTAAGGGCGTCTGCAGAGGAGTTGCGGCTCGACAACTCTTTTGAATCACGGAGCTGCCGCCACTGCACTCTGCGTTCAGGAGTCATTAACCGCCGCTTTGCAGAATGCGCATGCAACGACCCATGATACGCCCAGACTGATTTCCAAGATAAAAAGTTGAAGTACAAACGAATCCGCTAATTAAGACAGCTGAACCAAACCCAAAGGGACGAATTGCGGGTTTATTTAATGCAAAAGCATAGGGAGTTCCAACAATTGTTGCTGCTAAAACAAACTTTAATCCTGTATCATAACGGGACCTTTCCATTTTTTCTTCACCAAACCCATAAATCCCTCCCATAATTAAGGAAAGTCCTACTAAAACAGCCGATTCACGTGGCATTCTGTTAACATTTGGTTCAAAAAAGGACCGTCAATTTTGCTCTTCGCCGTCCAGAATTTTACAAAACTGAGCGAATGCGATGGTTTTGAACGCAGCGTTTGCAAAACTGAGCGAATGTGAGGTTTAATTAATCGGATTCGCTTTCTCCGCCTCCGCCTCCGCCTCCGCCTCCGCCTCCACCTCCACGCCCACGGCCTCTTCCACGTCCACCACGCCCGCCACGTCCACCTCTTCCACCAACCCTCCGTTTGGCCTCCAGTGCAGCCTTGTATACAGCCTCAGCACCTTCCAACGTCAACGTACTCCATACGGTGTCCTTGGGAATGCCCACAAATGTCGGTTTTCCACGCGATTCAACACGATACATGTACAGTCCGTGTGGCCCATTGCGAATCCGAAACGATCCTACGGTATGATCCACTGCGTCGGCGGGTGGGTCCGCTTTTGCCATGAGTTTTTCCGTCAGTGTTTCAAACGTGTCATCCTCTTTGACTGTAACATTAAATCCACGCCATGTAACATACGGTCCGTATTGACCCGTTTTGCGCACAACAGATTCACCATCCAATTCGCCTATCGATTCACCCACTGCAGATTCACCACGGTCAATGGCAGCCTTCGCATCCGCCAACGTCGCAGTTTGAAGGCTTATGGACGTCCCAACGGTTCCAAATTTGGTTGCAAACCCTTCACGTTCACGCACGAATAAAAGTCCCTTTTTACTCATTACGATTTTGTACCCATCGCCGAGTTCGCGCACTTTTCCGGACGACATTCCTGCCGGTCCTTTACCCGCGACGCCTTTAACTGCCGTGTTGGCGACATCGGCGACATGAGGACTGGCGACACGAGGAGATACGTTGGCGACACAAGGAGCCACGTTGGCGACACAAGGAGCCACGTTGGCGACACAAGGAGCCACGTTGGCGACACGAGGAGATACGTTGGCGACACAAGGAGCCATAATGGCACGATAACGGTCTTCGTAACGCCCCCATGTCGCATCCAATACCGACGACCAAACAAGCTTTCCGTGTGCCACATCATCCAATTGTGCCTCCATGGTTGCCGTGAAGTCATAATCAATCATGTCGCCAAATTTCTCGAGTAGCCACTCAATTACGGTGCGCCCTCGTGGTGTTGTGCGCAATTTATCTTTTTCACCACCAATTTTGATGGGTGTCCGCGTTGGCCCGAATTCGCCCGTTGGACGCAAACGGTATCCGCGCAATTCGCCCGCAACAGCCGGTGTTGTGAAACGTTCCACGTACTCGCGATCCATTACCGTTTCAACCAGCATTGCAAAGGTGCTCGGTCGTCCGATTTTGCGGTGTTCGAGTTCCTTGATAAGATTCGCTTGTGTGTAATGCGAAGGTGGAGCCGTGCGGTGCTCTGTTGTTGTAAATTCGGACCACGGAATTATAGCGCCTGAAACGATAGACTTACGGGCGTTGAAAATCGCCACTTTTTCTTTCTCTTTTTCATTCTCTTCCGTTGCACGCCAACCAGCGAAACGGGTTTGGTCCCATGTCGCTTTCATTTCAGGTGCCGTAAGTCCTGTGGGAACTGCGTTGAGAACCACGACATCGCGTTGTTCAGGTGCCATTACGGACTGAATGGTGCGTGTCCAAATGAGGCGATACAACTGTGGCTCGATTTTGGATTCGACAACTGTCATGTGTGTGGGACGAATCGCCTCGTGGGCTGCCTCATGGCCTGCCTCGTTTGGTATTGCTGTTTTGGTTGCTTTTGTGGTTTTTGATGCGGTGACTTTTGTGGTTTTTGTGGTTTTTGTGGTTTTTTTGGCTTCGGTGGCCCCCACAAACGCCTCCCCCCATGTCGAAACCACAACCTCGCGCGCGGCTGCCGCCCCCTCTTCCGAAAGCACCGGATTGTCCGTGCGCATGTATGTAATGAGGCCCGCTTCATACAGGGTTTGTGCCGCGCGCATAGTCGCTTTCGGATTCATGCCGAATCGTACAGACGCTTCCTGTTGGAGTGTTGATGTAATAAAGGGAACGGGAGCCGCATGCAACGCAACACGCTCCGTTCGATTCAGAACCGTTAGAGTTGTGCCAACAATCGTTTTCAGAAGTGCCACGGCGGCGGCTTCATCCGGCACACTCGGACCTGTCCAGGACATCGCCGCAGTGTTTGCTGCAATTTGCCAACTCAGAGTTCCCGTATGCGCTTCAATGCCTCGATCGCGTTCATACACGAGTCGTAATGCCGGCGTTTGACAACGTCCAGCGGACAACGGGTTTTCCTTGTTTGCACCCAAACTCCGCCACAAACACGGACTCAGCGTAAAACCGATGAGTAAATCCAACATTGTGCGGGCTTGTTGTGCATTAAATTTATTCAAGTCAATTCGACGTGGTGTCGCGACTGCAGCGCGCAAGACGGGTGCTGTGATTTCGTGAAATACTACACGGGGTGTTGTAGCAGGGTCGAGGCCCAATAGTACACATGTATGCCATGCAATCGCCTCACCTTCACGGTCGTCGTCTGAACCGAGGTACACGGCATCGGCGCTTTTGGCGGCTGCACGTAGACGGGCTACGGTGTCTTTTTTGTTGGAAATGATTTCGTAGGACGGCGCCCATTCTTGTGGTCCATCGCGTTTGGCATCAAAGCCGAGTGCGGCGAGCTCTTCTTTGAGACGACGAATGTGGCCCATGGTTGCCAACACTTGCCATCCATCACCGAGATATTCGGTGATTTTGCGGCATTTTGCGGGACTTTCCACAAGCAAGAGGCGCATTGTTGATGTTGGATGTTGGGTCGGGTATCTTCATTTTTGCATGTGCGTCGGCGAAATTTGTTGATTTTGGGATTTCAAACAAAAAACCAAACATTTTGAATATTCACGGCTTAGGGTTCGGATGAATTGACCACTTCCGTTTGTGCACGTGTATCACGAATCGCGGGTATGGATTACACACGAGGGAGTAGCACGTTGACCACGTCCGTATGCCCCTTTGCACTTGCCTCACGAATCGCGTAATTGTTGAATTCTGACGGGTCTACACGAGGATCCCCAAGCAGCACTTTGACCACGTCCGTATGACCCCTTGAACTTGCCCCACGAATCGCGAAATTGAAATTTGCAGACGGGTCTACATGAGGGTCTCCAAGCAGCACTTTGACCACGTCCGTATGACCGTATGCACTTGCCTCACGAATCGCGGAATTGTTGTCTGCAGACGCGTCTACACGAGGGTCCCCAATCAGCACCTTAACCACGTTTGCGTGACCGTTTCTACTTGCCGCGCGAATTACTATATTGTTGAATTCTGACGGGTTTACACGAGGGTCTGCGAGGAGCACCTTTACCACGTCCACATGACCGTTTTTACTTGCTATGCGAATTGCGAAATTTTCGCTGGCTGACGGGTCTACACGAGGATCCCCAATCAGCGCTTTGACCACGTTTGTGTGACCGTTTTCACTTGCTATGCGGATTGCATGATGGTTGGCTGCTGACGGGTCTACACTAGGGTCCCCAAGTAGCAATTTAACCACGTCGGTGTGCCCCTTTGCACTTGCCTCACGAATTGCATAATTGTCGTTTGCTGACGGGTCGACGCGAGGGCTTTTGACCACGTCCGTATGCCCATTTGCCATGTGTAGATGTGTGTCGGAAGGCTCAAATTCAGCTGCAAGCATTAGCCGCACTAAATCAACATTTCCTGTTTTAACGGCAGTTTCGAACGGAACGGATGTTGTCGTTGCAGAAATTGTGCGTAAAATGTCGAGTGCAAATTCGTGTGTTTCTGAATTCATTGCAATACGAAGAGATTGTGGAATAACCTATCAATTTTGTACATCATAGAGCTCGGGTGCCAAAAAATTGACGCCCCCCATTGCACACCTTAGAAAACCTCGATGGATACATTCACGCTGGACCCTGAAACGCACAAATGCCAAAATGAATTTGTTCGAAGCTTTATGAAAAACATGGAACAAAATCAGATCCCGTCGGAAACTCTTCGTGCTTGTTTGGGGGAATTTGACGCCAAGGATACTCAAAAAATTCTGTGGAGTCGCATGGATTTTATTAGCCGCGGCATTACAACCGCTCACGTTGTTGCGTCGCGCGTTGGATTCGGTCGCTAACGAGTCGCTAACGGGTCGCGAATGTGGCCAAAGATACTTTTCCCGTTGCTGTGCTGCGTATCTCTCAGAATTATCACATTCCCATGATTGTAGTATACCGTAAAAATCTACTGCGTCCTTTGCCGATTTTTGTTTTGTTCAAAGTCGTCGGCATCTTTACTCAAACATGCGCGCAATAATTCAGACGGTGTAGAGCAGACATCGAAATTTCCCTCAACGCTTTGTACGTCTTGAGAAATTCATTTTGGCATGTTGTGGATGAAGTGTTGCTGACGAGGCAGAGGATGAGGAGGACCTCCCACCGCCGCCCAAGGCCAAGAAGGAGAAGAAGCGGACTCCAACGGGTTCGAAAATCCCGCACTTTTGAGGCAAAATCCGTGTGTTTTACATGGGTCTTTAGGTCCGAAGACTCTCAACGGAATTTAGCTGTGTGTGTCAAAAGATTCCGCAGAATCCAGTGGATCCAACGGTTTCAGCAATTTATTGATTGTGAAAATAGCAGTGAAGACGTGGGCTCACCTCATAACCAACGGGGATGTGCTGCTTGTAAAAGTAACAGCAAATTTTGATGACACTGTTTTGTAACCCAAATCGATTCGCTGCTTGTAATTAACAGCAGATTTTGATGACACCGTTTGTAACCAACGGGTTCCATCGATTCGCTGCTTGTAATTAACAGCAGATTTTGATGACACCGTTGTAACCCGTTAGTGTTCTTGGACCTAAAGACCACGTCGTGCAAACGGATTTTGTATTAATGTGCTGATTTCCTGATAAACCCGTTTGTGTCCTCAGTTCGATGCTTGTAATTAACAGCAGATTTTGATGACACCGTTTGTAACCCACGGGATTCGTCAGCACAACACCATTCAGAAGATTGACACTGAACACCATTCAACATGTCAGTTGCGAAAAGTAACAGCATGTTTTGGAGCATGGATCCGCGATGTTAGCCGCCTCCCAATGTTTCCAGTCTAATTTTTCTGCTGAAAGACTGATGAGGCGGCTAACATCGCGGATCTATGGTTTTGGAGACACCGTTTGTAACCCACGGAATTTATCGGTTCATTGTGTTGAGCTCCAGAAATCTTTTACCCTCTGATGGCTTACGGTGTGTTCGCTGTTGTGCTACGGGGCCCCCAAATTTGACGCCCCAAAATCTACTCTCCACCATCTCAACGGAAGGTGCTGTCATTCTCATATTGTCTAGTGGTGTAGGATATTTGGCTTTTACCCAAAAAGCCCGGTATGAGAACATTTTGTTAACTTGCAAAGCGGGCTCCTTTTGTTGTGTTTTCTGGTGTTTTCTGGTGTTTTCTGGTGTTTTCTGGTGTTTTCTGGTGTTTTCTGGTGTTTTCTGGTGTTTTTATGGGCTCGGCCTGCGGCCTCGTAAAAATTGACCACGATTTTGGTCACTGTATGTGATGTGTTGAAAGTAGAATACCGTAAAACAGAACCAAAATGACCACCAAACTTCAAATCAAACAAGCAGCTGCTCGTGCGCATCAGTGTCTTGAAGACCCTCTCATTAGTGCTCCATTTCCTGAAGAGATTTGTGCAGCAACCACGATATCCATAGACGAATATCGTGCATGTGTTGCTCACGAACAAGCTCTTGCACGCTGCACATGCGAACAAGAGTTGGTTCGGTTAGATACTGAACTTGCCCGTTTGGAGGAGGGGGCTCTTGATGCTTTCGACATTTCCTTCGACACATGTGCCGTACTTGCACCACTGCGTTGTTTGTTTGAAAATCGAATTAATAGCGATGCTCTTATTAATGCTGCAAAAAAGGGACACACAAATTTGGTCAAGATGCTACTTGCGTTTGTAGACCTTGTAGACCCGTCTGCAAACAACAATAACGCAATTCGCTGTGCAAGTGAAAACGGCCATACATACATTGTTAAGCTGCTGCTCCCTCGTGTAGACCTGTCAGCATTCGGCAATGCAGCAATTATTCACTTGGCAAGTATTAAAGGTCACACCGACGTGGTAAAGGTGTTGCTCGCAGACCCTCGTGTAGACCCGTCTGCAAACAACAATAACGCAATTCTCTGGGCAAGTGAAAAAGGTCATACGGATGTGGTCAAGCTGCTACTTGCGGATCCACGTACGAACCCGTCAGCAAACAACAATTACGCAATTCAAATTGCAAGTCGAAAGGGCCATACGGATGTTGTCAAGTTGCTGATTGAGGACCCACGTGTTGACCCGTCTGCATATGACAATAAAGCAATTCGCTGGGCAAGTCAGTTTGGTCGCACAAATGTGGTCAAGGTGTTACTCGCAGACCCTCGTGTGAACCCGTCAGCATGGGACAATGAAGCATATCGATATGCACATTTGCATGGTCATACCGACGTTGTTAATGTGCTACTCGCCGTTCCACGTGTGGTTTAAGTCAAGTTGGCCCGTTGAAAAGAAGCACTCTCAAGCATATGTTATACTCATCGTTGTCAAGGTGTTAACAACACGGTGGATGTCATTGGGAGTATTCGTGAAGGTTTTGTGGCCTCAGATTGGCTAACATCACATGGTATTATTCCCTCGGGCCAACACGACATTTCCCACATTTGCGAAACGCTGGACGATGGCGTCTTTTCTGCAGTTGTGCGCAGTCCTGGCATTCTTGTTCTTTATCGCAAGTGGGAACCTGAAGCTGCCGTTTGGCTACTCATCAACGCTTTGAAGAATCCATTGGACAAAAACAAAAAAAGTAAGTTACCCGTCAAGTTTTGGTCTAAAAGAAGAACGATTTAACGCGAGTCGTGAACGACATACGTGGCCAAATATACTGTTCCCGTTGCTGTGCGGCGTATTTTGCGGCACAATTGCATGGAGGAAGTGGATTAAAATTGCAGTAAAATTCTACGGCGTCCTTTGCCGATTTTTGTTTTTGTGCAAAGTCATCGGCATCTTTATACGCGCGCAATGAATCCGATGGCGGCAGCAACAGTGTTCGCCGCAACGCCCTGTGCATCTTGAGAAATTCATCTTGGCATGCGGTGGACGACGGGTTTGATGAATTCATTGTGTGTGCATGAGGTGTGTGTGTCTCTGTCATTTTTTTGGCGGCTGAAGCCACCGTAAGAGCCACAGTGAATTTGGCTAGACGCTGATCCTGTAAGCCACTGCAAAAAAACAACATTGCACACTAGAGGCAAACATGAACGCATACATAATTATCGGTCACGGTAACGAAAGCATACTTCCAAATATGCGCAATAAAGTTCCCGAAAATTGTTTGTTGGTGACAAGCGAAGAATGCGGCAGATTCGGAACACTTCCTGAACATGTCTTCGATGCAGCACAAAACCCAGCATTCGAAGAATGGTTCAAGGATCCTGTTCGTTACAAACGGGAGCTCGAGTCCGCATTTCGTAAAAAGCTACACATGTACCTTCCAGGCCAAGAACACCCAACATTGAAATACACGCTAATTGATGAAACTAAAGGTCTCGGTGTTGGTGTGGCAGGAGTGTGGCCACTCCCGTCGCCCCCAATGGTTCTGTCACCTGGACTTCCCGGAATTCAAAAATATTACACAACCGCTCGTGATGTTAGCACGGCATACAGTGGTTCCGTATGGCCCCGTGTCGCTAAACGAACGACCATTGAAAGCTTGCGGAAAATGGATCTTCGTGTTTCGCAAGCCAAATTGTTCAGCGAAATGCCTGGGATTTATTTTTCATTTGTTTGCCGAAACGTGATTGGCTATGAGCGCAACGTACGAGACTACGTTGATTTACCCGCGGATACTCTCATGTTTAATTTACCAGGCTCCGTTCGCAATTTGCCTAAAAATGTTCACATACCCCCTAATTTGCAAAGAGTTACGAACCGAATTCACGAAATGCGCAATGCGAATCGAACCAGCGAGGAACGTGCACGGGCAACAGAATACGCCGCATGGGAACGTTTGATGCGTGAAATGACGGTGCATCGTCTCGATGACGCGTCCTTTTTGGTTCGCGCAATTCCAGATAGTCAACTCGAGACGATTGATAATCTCGGACGCACTCTGTTAAATGTTGCGACAAATGAGAAATTGGTATTTGTAGCGCGAGAGCTGTTAGCACGCGGTGCAAATCCAAACAATGCAACGTATTTAATGAATACACCGCTGCTTGATTCTGTGACATTTTCTGAAGAATTAACGCACGAATTACTTGCTGCAGGCGCAACGCCAACCGTTGCAATTAATGGATCTGGTGTGTTGCATATAGTTAGCGTTCCACATTTGGTGCAAACACTCGTTGAAGCAGGAGCAGACCCCGATTTACAGAATTTAAACGGTCATACGGCATTTCACTTGGTATCTGAGGAAACGTCTTTTTTGTATCAAGAATTAGTTGATGTCGGCGCGGATGCGCACATACGGAACAATATGGGGTTGACACCCTTTTTGAACAGTGTACTTAATGGAGATTTAGAGTTGGCGATACAATTTGCGGGCATTGTTGAACTGGATGCCAAAGAACTGGAAGAAGCGCTGAATATTGCAATTTTGCACCATCACGACGATATTGCCGAATGGCTGGTTCGCGATAAATTATCTGCAACGGTTGCACCTGGCATTTTGCGTAGGGCCCGGCGTCACAGTCTTCCTCGTTTGACCCGTCTAACTCGTCGGATTCTCGCGTCCAAGAATCGGAAAACGAATCGGAAAACGAAGCGGAACATGATGGGTGTCTAAACTCGCACATAATCCTTGACCTCAAACCTCAACACGGAGCCAAAACGCAAAAAAACATTACACAATATAGGCACACATGAATGCATACATTATTCTCGGTCACGGTGCCGAGAATGTTGTCCGACGCAATAAAGTTCCCGAAAATTGTATGTTGGTGACAAGCGAAGAATGCGGTAGATTCGGAACACTTCCTGAACATGTCTTCGATGCAGCACAAAACCCAGCATTCGAAGAATGGTTCAAGGACCCTGTTCGTTACAAACCGGAGCTCGAGACAGCATTTCGTAAAAAACTACACATTTACCTTCCAGGCCAAGAATATCCGACAATGTACTATTCATTGTTCGATGAAAAAAAAGAACCTGATGGAATGTTTGTGTCAGGTGTGTGGCCACTCCCGTCGCCCCCAATGGTTCTGTCACCTGGACTTCCCGGAATTAAAAAATATCACACATCCTCTCGCAACGTTAGCACTGCATACAGTGGTTCCGTTTGGCCCCGTATTGCTAAACGGACGACAATTGAAAGCTTGCGGAAAATGAAATCCCAAGGTCGACTTGGAGTTTTGCAAGCGGAATTGTTCAGCGAAATGCCTGGAATTTATTTTTCATTCGTTTGCCGAACCGTGATGGGCTACGAATCCAAAATTAAAAATCACATTCCCGGTTTCGACGCATATATCGCTCATAATTTACCAGGGTTTATTCGCAATTTACCTAAAAATGTTCACATCCCCCCTAATATTCAAAGAGTTACGAACCGAATTCACGAAATGCGCGATGTGAATCGAACCAGTGAGGAACGTGCATGGGCAACAGATCATGCGATTTGGGACAAATTAATGCGCGAGATGACTGTAACTCGACCACTTGCAAATGTTCCATTGCATGAGTCTGAATTGTTGAAATTGGTTGACGCGATTCCAGACAGCCAACTTGAGTTGGAAAATACAATGGGTGATACCCTGTTAGTGGCAGCAACACGTCATCGAGTAGTTAATGTTGCGCGAGCACTTTTGGCGCGTGGCGCCGATCCGAGTCATGTGAATCAGGCTTATTCGAGTCCGTTGGTTTTATCTGTTGAATTTTCGGAAGAATTAACGCGCGAATTACTTGCAGCAGGTGCAAAACATCCGATAGACGATGAGGGATCTGGTGTGTTGCACTATGTTGCAATTCCAAATGTGGTTCGACCACTCGTTGATGCGGGAGCAGACCCCAATTTGCAAGATTCAGACGGTAATACGGCATTCCACTTGGTTACCGAGGAAACGTCGTTTTTATTTCAAGAATTGCTCGACGTCGGAGCGGATGCGCACATACGGAACAACATGGGGATGACACCCTTTTTGCACATTGTACTTAATGGATATTATTATACAGCAAGGCAATTTGCGATCGTTGTTGAACTGGATGTCAAAGAACTGGAAGAAGCGCTGAATATTGCAATTTTGCACCATCACGACGATATTGCCGAATGGTTGGTCCGTGACAAATTGTCTGCAACGGTTGCACCTGGAATTCTTCGTAGGGCTCGGCGTCACAGTCTTCCTCGATTGACTCGTCTAACTCGTCGGATTCTCGCGTCCAAGAATCGGAAAACGAAGCGGAACCACAATCGGAACCACAATCGGAACCACAATCGGAACCACAATCGGAGCCACAATCGGAGCCACAATCGGAGCCACAAAAATGTAATGTCAAATTAATTCGGCATTGCAATTTCTTGTCCCCAATATCCAACACTTTTGCGTGACCAGACGTCGGATGTATTTTGGGCACACACCTAACGATGAAATTCGGTGTGAATACATTGTTGCCAGTGAACGTGTTCATTCTGCCCAATTAATCGTGAATGTAATGAACGTATCTTGAACCGTGTAGCGATAGCCTCGATTTCGCGAGTTGTTGACGTAATCATTTCCGTAATTTTACATCCGGTGAATGTTTCTTGCAAAAAACTCCCGGAAAATGGCAGGAGTTGATTTCGATGTTTTCCAGTGATGTGAATGACAGTTTTAGTGTGATCAAAATCGAATTGAATATTCGCCTCATGCTTTCCAGCCATAGCCATAAATCGAACATCCTCGAGCCAATTTTCCACTAAATGTCCAATTAATTCATTTCGTGAAGACCGTAATGCTCTCAAAGATTCAAGCGAAAATGCCATTTGTTAAATCCTCAATCCTTGTCCTTAGACGTCAACCAAAAACATGGGGGGACTTGCAAACGTTGTGTTGTTCAAAAATGTCGCGTTAGCACCACGTGACAATCGACAAATTGCACGTTAGCACCATTTCAAACGAAATACTCCACAAAATGCGCACCGTTTCAGACGAGATAATCCACAAATTGCGCACCGTTTCAAATCCACCAAAATGCACGTTAGCACCGTTTCAGACATGACATTCGACACATTTCACGATATCGCCGTTTCAGACGGAACATCAACGAAATGCATGAAATTCCGTTTTCACCGTTTCAAATCCAACAACTGCGTCATCGTTTCAGACGGAACATCTACGAAATGCACGTTTTCACCGTTTCAAATCCAACAACTGCGTCACTGTTTCAGACGAGACAATCCACAAAATGCGCACCGTTTCAGACGTGACATTCGACATAATACCGTAAGCACTGTTTCAGACGAGACATTCGACAAATTGCACAAAATGCGCGTCAATACCGTTTCAGACGAGACATCAAAAAAATCCCACACTACGGTCTCAAAAATTGACGAGGGGGGAGCACACGGATCAGCAGTATGGAACCCGTTGTACAATCCGTGCCAGACAGTGTGTTTGAAGCAAGCATCGCCGCTGCGATACAAAATTACTGCGACGTCGTGCGCAGCAGAGCGTTGCCCCTGTTTTCATCTCGGTGGGGCGAACGCAGAGGCAATTTGGCACTCACACCGTATGGCGCCGCGGTGCTGAATGAACTGGATGAAGATGCATATTACGATGTACGTGATGCATCCGAGAACATTAATCGTGCGGCATATGCTGGCTACGTTACAGATGCACTTCGAGGGCAAAATGTTGTCGTAGCAGACGGGAAGCTTGAGACCGGATTTCCGTCAAAGTCTGAAGCATTTCGGGTCGCGTTAGACCGTTCGCGGCGTTGGATGTTCAATCCGCAATTGCCCATTGTTCGTGAGGTTGCTGCACCCATTGTTCGTGAGGTTGCTGCACCCGTTGTTCTTGTTCGTGGACTTGAAGGTGACAGCCTCGTTCCTGGTGCGTGGGTGCAATTAAATACGGTTCCCAAATGGAATACAATGGCACCATTCCAAATGGGACAATCAGCTATCCCACCAGAGCCAATCGGCAAAATCGAATCAATCAATTCAGATTCAGCGCGTGTAACATTGGCAAGGGGGTCAACAACCGCTGTGAAATTTGAATTCCTGAAATTCATTCGCCCACCGTCACCCTTTGCAGTCGGAGATCGTGTCCGTGTGAAACATTCACTACCGGCACACATGTATGAACTTGAGCGAACCGTTAAAGATTTGACCGTGATACGTGTGGATGATACGGTTTACGACGGAACCGTCATGATTCATAGCCCATCTCATTCAAACGGTTTCATACTGAAAGGTCTTCGCTTAATGAACGATGCATGGCACTTTGAGATTGATCGATAAAGCGGCGTTCTTGTGAAAATTCGATGACTCTGAAAAGCCGTTTCAATGCATGTGCGAAAGCCCTCTCATCAACGCGTCGCTCAATTCGCTTCCAGAAATTCCTGGGTTCCGTTTCAAAAATAACGCGTCCAGGAACCATGGTCTATCATTTGCCCTGTGTTTTCTTCCGTGTGTGCATATTCAATTTTGTCGAGGACCGAGGATCCCCAACGAACACTGCTAAAAATTGACGCCCCCACACCACCGCATTTTCAACGCACGATGGACATTCTGTTAGCACAACTCGAGGAAGTCACGAGACTTCTTGCACAAATCGAAGCAACACCGAACCACCCGTATGCACATCTTGCGTCTCATCAGGCCGCTCTTGCAACACATGTGCTTGAAACGGCGCTCGTCGCTTTAGAGACCAGTGTCGAGAGCCCCGTGGTCCTCGATGTTGTAGTTCCGCTCAAAATCTTGCGCACAATTGCCAACACAACAACCGCATTAACATTCGACGCGGCAGTTATGACGGGTAATGTACATTTGGTGTGGCTAACGGTTGAATCCGGATGTACGACGTTTGGATTTATGCATGCATGCAAACAAGGATATGTTGACATTGTCCGTTTGCTCCTTGATTTGGAACGTGGTCCAGTGATAGACAGCGATTCGCTTTGGGCTGCGTATGAAGGCGGCCATACCGAAATATTTCGTATGCTCCTCGCACTACCTCCGGAGCGTGGCATAAATCCTGCAATGAAGAACAATGAGCTATTAAGAGACGCGTGCTCGCGCAGGCGCGTCACATTTGTCCGTATGCTCCTCGATTTGCCGTTAGAACGCGGGGTTAATCCTGCGGTAAACGATAACGTATTGATTCAATATGTGTGTAGACATGGATACACGGAAATTGTTCGCATGCTCCTGGATTGCGAGGCAACGGCGAATCATAATGCAGCACTTCGAATTGCATGCGCAAACGGGCATGCGGAAATTGTCCGTTTTTTACTTGATTTGCCGCAGGAACGTGGAGTGGATCCAGCAGCGCTTGACAATGCAGCACTTCAACAAGCATGTTGGAACGGACATACGGAAATTGTGCGTATGCTCCTCGATTTGCCACCAGACCGCGGTGTGAATCCTGCAGCAAACAACAATGAATCACTCCGAACCGCATGTAGAATCGGACACACGGAAATTGTCCGTTTATTACTTGATTTGCCGCAGGAACGTGGAGTGAATCCAGCAGCCGGCGATGGCGAAAATGAGCTTTTAGACACCGCATGTGAATGGGGGCGTGTCGACATTGTCCGTTTGCTCCTTGATTTGCCGAAAGAACGTGGCGTTGATCCGGCTGCAAACGATGGTTACGCGTTAAAAACCGCGTGTAGTTATGGGCACACCCAAATTGTCCGTTTGCTCGTTAATTCTCAAAAGCCTAAATACTGCCATCAAGCATTTCAGGAAGCGTGTAAAAAGGGGCACATAGACATTGTCCGTATGCTCATTGATTTGAACTGTGTTAATCAAAAAATAATGAATTATGGCATTGACATCTGTTTGCAAAAGGCATTATCGGGTGGACAATATATGAAGATGCATGACTTAATTAAAGCGAAAATGGCGAAAACGGCGAAAATGGCGAAAAGTTGACCCCGCTTGCGATTGAGTTGTTTATCGCGACGCGCGGATTCACAGAGTTCCGGAAATTCAGCAACAATCGTGCCAGCAACAATCGTGCGAAAATGAAATTGTGCTCGGGTCGACCACATGTATTTTGCAACCATGGATTCAATCACAGAACCTACGGTGCTCATGCGCGCAATCCACGATGCAATTAAGACGGAGTTACACATGATTTTTCACACGGAAATTGTTCGTTTGCTATGCCGTTGAAAAGAGGCGCAAACAACAATGCATCACAAATGCATTCACGGACATACGGAAATTATTCGTTGCCATTAAAAAGAGGTCCAGCAGTTTTTGACAATGTCGCACTTCAAACTGAAGTATACTAAGTAACATAAACAGTTCAAGCCGTGTTGTTGGTTATCTTGTATTAGTTGTTCCATGTATCTCAGATACGCAAGTAGTCTTTCCCACATGGAAAGATACTATCGCTCATGCGTCGCTCTCTTGCAGAGAGCGACTCTATGCCAATTTCTCTTCTTCGGGTAAACTCGCAAGAAGACTGTACGCACCCAATGCATCCGATGCATCCGCACCGACACTCTGTATTGGTGATATTAATCGCATGACTGCACAGTATGCTCGTGCTGGTGGAGTTATCTGTTGGGAAACATCTCTGAATATCGCATTCAAGGGTGCAGTAACAGCAACAAACACATGTTAGTGCATAAATTTATCTATACCCTGCTTCCAAATTGCTGCTTCATTCCAGACATTATTTTTCTCAGTATCGATATTTATAATTTTGTCATTTTCAAATACTTCTTTTGATGAATTTACAAAAAACACATCGCTCCGCTTAAAATGATTAATGAATATTTGCTATAAGATTAATACATCCCGCATACTATATCTACATAATACGATTATTGGCTGCGTATCAGCCATCATCTCCCTAAAACGTACAATTCTTCTGCGATATTTTTCAAGTACAGTATTATGATGATTCCTCCAATTATCTACAATGAACTTTCCACTTTCTTCCCCAATGACTCCCTCTCCTATGTGCGAATCACTGATATCTGATGTATTAGTAATTGGATAATCATGCGGGAATTGAAATCCATATTCGTCAATGAGGTGCGTCTTAGAGGGATTAAACTTTAAATTAACATGGTATTTGGCAAAATTAGTTAAAAAACACTCATATAGAGCGCTGATATTTGATACAACCCAATCGAACGGTAGTGCAAACTCTCGAAGATTGAGATTTCTCAACGTTGCTGCAGGAGAACAGTCATAGCCCAATGTTAGAATATTCATATAATGTGAATAATTACATCTTCTTAAAATCCTAGGGCTAAATAGTTATGCAGACAGTGGTCCTCCTGTAAGCATTGTGTTCTGCACAGGACCGAGGAGACCATCATCGCCGCAGACGCGCCAGTGAACGTGGGCCTCAATACGCCCTTTCATGGGAACAGTATAGGGTTGCGGCTTACGCGTGCGTAGTGTGGCGTGGCCTGCCGCATCTACAGTTGTCACACCGGCGTTCGCAAAGTCCAGATATGCGCGCCGCCAATCTACAATGCGTGCGAGACCCTCCGTGGCGGGCTCCGTTGCCCAATATAGAATTTTAGCACCGGGTTTCTGTCCATGGAGAGATATCTCTGTGTCAGCGTGATCGGGTACACGCTCCTGGAGAATGGAGCAAGGCATCACTGTCTCGCCGAGGAATGGAAGATAGGAGGCTCTGTCAACCGCTAGGATGATTGCCGATACAGCAACCGCAATGTATACCACCTTTGCAAGAAAACTACGACCGAATACAAACCGTACTAGATCCAGTCCGAAAAGGCCGACAGAACCCCAGTTTAGACCTCCAACAATTACCAGAACCATCGCAACGAGGTGGAGCCACTTGCCAAACATCTTTCTAATATGGAGTTCTAAATCACATATTAAAAGGAATACAGGCTGCTTTGTGCGCACAGTGATAGTCTCAACAACCTTACACCAGGGATACGAAGCCTCATGAGTACCGAACTCCAGAAGACTCGAACTCTGTCCGTTGTTGGTGATATGAAACGGCAGATCAGTTTCAACATCAGAGACTGCGGCATTATGAACGGGTACACCGCGTGCTGCCATAGCCTTTGGGAGCCTTTGGGAGCCTTTGGGAGCCTTTGGGAGCCTTTGGGAGCCTTTGGGAGCCTTTGCGAGCCATTACGTTTTCCGTGAATTTGTACGTGTACATTTGTTGAAATCGCCTTCATGCTCAATGTTTTGTACTTGCGCCAGAAAGAAGCCAACAAGACCATTTGCCCATGACGCATTCAGATTGTCGTGGGCATTCAGAAACCGCCCACTTCGTCTAAACACAAAGACGTCCGCAAAACGCTCAAAGCATTTCGGGGTCCGTTTGACTGCGGAACAACTGCGGAACAACTGCGGAACAAAAGTGATTCCGGAGACATTGATCATTGAAAGTAAAATTGCTTTCCAACATAGAACATATTTAAGCGAAAAAAAACACATGTGTAAAAAATTGACACCCCCAAAATGGTCCCAAGACACAATGTCAATCAAAAACCTACGATGCAAATAACGGCGCTCAACATTTTGCGCACAATCGCGGCAACAAAAACGGTTCCAAAGACTGCGTCTGGAAACGCATGTTTAGTTTGGCTATTACTTGAAACGGGGGTTACAAATAACGACTTTAATAACGACTTTAAAATTGCATGCCGAAACGGGTACATCGACATTGTCCGTTTATTGCTTGAACGTGAACATGCGGCAAATGTAAATGAAGCATTAATATGTGCATGCCGATTTGGGCATACGGAGATTGTTCGTTTGCTCATCGAACTTCCGTTAGACCGTGGAGTTGATCCATCTGCGTGCTACAATCCAGCACTAAGATGTGCATGCGCATTTGGGCATACAGAGATTGTTCGGTTGCTCATCGAACTTCCGTTAGACCGTGGAGTTGATCCATCCGCGCGCGACAATGCAGCACTTCAAAGTTCATGTGAGAACGAACACACTGAAATTGTTCGTATGCTCGTTGATTTGCCGTTAATACGTGGAGTACATCCAGCGGCAAACGACAATAAAGCACTTTGGTCTGCGTGCGAAATCGGGCACACGGAAATTGTTCGTTTGCTCCTCGCGTTAGACCGTGGAGTTGATCCATCCGCGTGCAACAATGAGGCACTTCGAGCTGCGTGTCAACAAGGGAACACTGAAATTGTCCGTATGCTCCTCGAACTTCCGTTGGAACGTGGAGTTGATCCTGCTGCATGCGATAATGATCCACTTCGATATGCATGTAATTACGGAAACACGGAAATTGTCCGTATGCTCCTCGAACTACCGCCAGACCGTGGTGTAGATCCATCCGCGCGCGACAATGCAGCAATCCAATCTGCGTGCAAATACGGTTACACGGAAATTGTCCGTATGCTCCTCGAGCTACCGCCAGACCGTGGAGTTGATCCATCTGCGGACGACAATGAGGCATTTCGAACTGCATCCATGAACGGTTACACGGAAATTGTCCGTATGCTCCTTGAGCTACCGCCAGACCGTGGAACGCGATGCACTTCGGACTGCATCCATAAACGGACATACGGAAATCATCCGTCTGCCTCTTGCTGCACAAAATTTTAACGCGGTGCATGAACGGATAGATTGAAATCATTCGTTTGCTCATAGAACGCGAAACAAACGCTGAAGTGATGCAGGACATTCTTAATAGACGATTGTTTGCACATTCATGGATTGCGTTCAGTCAACGAATCCCATACGTTTGTTTGCTCAGAAGTGTTGGACACCAAGCGGACACCAAGCGGACACCAAGCGGACACCAAGCGGACACCAAACGGATTACAAAAACCATCGGGAAAAATTGACAGCTCTTTTTGATGACGACGACGAATGCAGAATGCCAATCACAACCGTAACAGGAGACATCTTGACAGCGACAGAGCGCTACATTGTACAACAGAATTGCTGCACGGCAGTAAGAGCACACGGATTGTCATCGGTCATTGCTACTGCGATGCTATGCGACCCGTATGCAACACGCCGTGCATTCAAAGGAAACTGGGCTATGCTCGAAGACCGCCCTGAACCAGGTTCCCTTCTAATCTTTGAACGCGAAAAGGCACCACATATTGTATGCGCGTTTGCCCAATACTGTCATGGGAAACCAGGTGTCTATTTGTCAAAAGATCCGCTTTCACCAGGAATTCCCGATGGATATGCGGATCGTCGCGGCTATTTCAAAAGTTGTCTCGAATTAATTGCAGACTTGAAGCCCGTGTCTGTAGCATTTCCATACAAAATTGGATGTGGATTGGCGGGTGGCTCTTGGCCACTCTATGAAGCAGAGTTAAATGCGTGGAGTGTGCGTCATCCTGAAATAGATGTGAAAATCTATCGGCTCGCTGGCGTATGAACGGCTCGCTGACGTATGAACGGCTCGCTGACGCATGAACGGCTCGCTGACGCATGAACGGCTCGCTGACGTATGAATTCTTTCATTCAATGTATTTGATTCAGTTTTTGGTTCATTGGCAGAATGACGATAAAACTGCTGAAAATGAGATTTTAGGAGTACCGTGTGCATTTTTTGCATTTAAAATCGCGCACAAATCACAGTTAAACCCACGTTCGAAAAGTTGGAAATTTCCCCCCAAAGTTGAACCACCCCCATCCAAACCCCCGGCACACATTAGCGGGAGGTTATGTCGTCGCACTCCGAAATCGATGGAACTACACTTCTAACCTACTTGGAATCAAAGAGGACGAGCGGTGCAGATTGGAATCTTACGGGTTTGGATGGCGCTTGGAAGGGTAAGTTCAAAGTTCCAGACGCCGGTGCAGATGCTGAATACGATGACTTTCTCTATCTTTTATACAATCACATGTTTGTGCTAAAATTAAGCTGCAATTTGGTCGAACGTCAGTTAAAGTGTGGCCCGCTTTTAACTGATTTGGATTTTCGCTATGAAGCGGGTGGCCCCCTCGATCGTCGCTTTACCGACGACCACCTCCGCAAATTCGTAGCAGCCTACGCAGATGCATTTGCCTATTTTTTCGCACCCGTTATGGACGCAGACAACTCATCCGTGCCGTTGGAATTCTTTGTCATGACAAAGCCAGGTCCCGAAAAGGACGGACAAAAACACAAGGACGGCGTGCACATCATTTGTCCAACCATCAGCGTCCCCCACGAACTTCAATGCGCAATCCGTGGGTTTCTGCTCCAAACCAAGGTTATTGAGCGCATCTTCGGGCAAACGGGCATGATTAATAGCGCGGCGGACTGTCTGGATCTAAGCGTAATTCGGCCGACAAATCCGTGCAATTGGTTTCCATACGGCGCATGCAAGCCCAACAAGGCGCGCTATTCGCTCGTTGCCGTGTATTCTGTCGAAGTGCCCGAAGATATTGAGGAAATTGAGCCCGACACGCTCAATTCTCTGTCGTTGGACAGTTGGACCGACAACGAGTTGGTGAATTTGCTCAGTGTTCGCCGAGGCCATGAAGTCCCTACGGCCCTGACATTGCGTGATGGACCGACGCGCATTGAATGGAATGCGCTCATGGACAAGTGGGGAAACGGAAAGGAACAAGCCAAACCGCGTGTTCAGCGGCCCGAGGAAACTGTTGCTGCGACGGATGCGAGCGGTTGTACCGAATTCGGTGCAAATTCGGTGCGCGCCGAACACTCGGCCGAAGATCTTCTGTTGGCAAAAGCACTCATTGAAGAGTGTTTGGACCCCGAGAAGCGCTGCGGTGAATATCAGGATTGGGCACGCACGGCCTTGTGTCTGAAAAACATCAAGAACACCGACGAATTTTTCCAATCGTGGGCGGATCTTACTCGGCGCACTGACGCGAGTCACAAAAAGTCGCGCATGAGTGATACGGAATTGCGCGCCAAATGGAATAGTTTTCCGGCCGGCGAAGACGCCGCAAGCCGCAAGGGACGCAAGCCGCTCATGATGGGAACGCTGCACCACTGGGCGCGCGAAGACAACCTGACGGCGTATCGCGCAATCATGGCGAAAACCAACACGACCATGGCCATGACCAATGACACGGGAACACACGTTAGCATTGCGAATCTCTTTGTGCGCATGTACGGCAACGAGTTTCGGTGTGTACCGCCCAAGCGTGGTGCTACGGCCGCGCAGATGGACTGGTACCAATACGAAGGCCATGCCTGGCGCGAGCTCAAAACCAACACGATGTTGCGGGCACGTCTCGACACCGAAGTTCGCAACGTGTTTCTTCAAGTGGACGCGGACCTCATTCGCAAAATCCAGTGTTCAACGGACAATGACGAAAAGGAGCGCCTTAACAAGAAACGGGAGCGTATTTACAAGATTGAACAAAATTTGCAAACGACAAAGTTCAAAGACTCGGTTATGCGTGAAATCACGGAAAAATTCTACGACGAGAATTTCCTGCCGCTCATGAACATGGATCCGACGCTGGTTGGATTCAGCAACGGTGTGTTGGAATTGCGGCACGTTGAGGGCGAAGGCGATGACGCTGAAGAACACGTGCATTTTCGTCCAGGTCGGCCGGATGATTGTATTTCGTTTCAAATGGGGCGTGGTGTAGCGGGTGCAGAGGCGATTCCGTATCTTCCGTATGACCCTGAGCACCCTGAACCCGCGCATGTTGAAATTCTAAACTTTTTTCAAAAAATCTATCCGAATCCTGAAGTGCTGAAATACAATCTCACACTGCGTGCTGCATGTTTAGAGGGCGCAAACAAAGAACAGTGCTTTTATATTATGATGGGATGCGGCTCAAACGGAAAATCAATGATCATTTCGCTAGATTCAATGACATTTGGTGAATATGCGGAATCTTTGCCGGCGACATCGCTGACCCGTAAAAGTGCCGATGGCGGATCGGCGAATCCAGAACTCGTTGTGCTTCGCTGCAAACGATACATTAGCACGACTGAGCCTGAAGCGGATGAAAAACTCAATACATCACTCATGAAGAAATTGTCAGGCGAGGATACAGTAAAAGTTCGTGGACTTTTCAAAGATCAAGATCAATTCGTTATTATGGGTCGCATTTTCATGGCGTGCAATGATCTGCCGAATGTGTCGTCGACAGACGGAGGTACTTGGCGTCGTTTGATGGTGATTCCCCACATATCACGATTCGTTCCCGCGGGTCAGCCAACCGATCCGAGCAAATATATATTTTCTCGCGACGAGAAATTGAGTTCCAAGCTGAAACAGTGGCGACCCTATTACGCTGGCATTCTGGTTTGGTACTTTGAAAATCACTTATTGCGAACGGGACTCATACCACCAGCGGATGTGCGCCGAGAATCCGACAAATACAAGGAAGATATGGACAGCTTTATCGGATTTGCAACCGAGTGCTTGACGCGCGAAGTTGGTGCAGAGGTTAAACTTCGTGATGTGATGGAAAGATACAAGGAATTTAACAAGTATGTGCCTGCGGGGAAAAAGGTTCTCAGTAAAAAAGACATTGAAGCCCGTATGATAGAAATGTACGGCAGGGCAGTGGGCGCAAACAAAATGTTTGCTGGTGTTCGTATTGTGGATGAAGATGATGCTGCTGCAGCGCCTGCAGCATGCGAAATTCGCAGTAATTGAAAACATGTAGATAAATGTATATTTCATAGTTTTGTTGAAAAGCTATGTCAATTTTTGCTTAAACATGGCCAAAATTGACACATTTGAAAATTCGGAGTCTTAAAGTACAAATGCCTCCAAAATGTGCTCAAACAGATTGTAAAAAATACGCATCCTTTGATTTAGCAGGTGGCAAAGGCCGTTTCTGTGTCGCACACAAAACAGATGAAATGGTGGATGTGAAACACAAACGGTGTGAGCATGCTGGATGTGGTAAAAATACACCAATATTTGATTTAGCAGGCGGCAAAGGCCGTTTCTGTGTCGCACACAAAACAGCTGAAATGGTGGATGTGAAACATAAACGGTGTGAGCATGCGGGATGTGATAAACAGCCAAAATTTGATTTAGCAGACGGCAAAGGCCGTTTCTGTGTCTCACACAAAACATCTGAAATGGTGGATGTGATACACATACGGTGCGAGCACACGGGATGCGATAAAATTAATCCAAACTTTGATTTAGTATGTGGCAAAGGCCGTTTCTGTGTCGCACACAAAACAGCTGAAATGGTGAATGTTAAAAGCAGACGGTGTGAGCATGCGGGATGTGATAAACATCCAACATTTGGCTTACCATGCGATAAAGGCCGTTTCTGTGTCTCACACAAAACAGCTGAAATGGTGGATGTCAAACACAAACGGTGTGAGCATGCGGGATGCGGTTCTCGCTCTAACTTTGATTTAGCAGGTGGCAAAGGCCGTTTCTGTGTTGCGCACAAAACAACTGACATGGTGGATGTGAAACACATACGGTGTGAGCATACAGGATGCGATTTGCGGTCAACATTTGATTTAGCAGGTGGCAAAGGCCGTTTCTGTGTTGCACACAAAACAGCTGATATGGTGGATGTCAAAAATAAACGGTGTGAGCATGCGGGATGCGGTTTTCGCCCTAACTTTGATTTAGCAGATGGTAAAGGCCGTTTCTGTGTTGTGCACAAAACAGCTGAAATGGTGGATGTGAGAAGCAAACGGTGTGAGCATGCGGGATGTGATAAACTAACTCCAGTATTTGATTTAGCAGGAGGTAAAGGTCGATTCTGTGTCTCACACAAAACAGCTGATATGGTGGATGTCAAAAGCAAACGATGTGAGCATGCGGGATGTGATAAAATTAATCCAAACTTTGATTTAGCAGGAGGTAAAGGCCGTTTCTGTGTCGCACACAAAACAGCTGAAATGGTTGATGTTAAAAGCAAACGGTGTGAGCATCCTGATTGTAAAATTCGAGCCTACTACGGGCGCCCAGGTCATCCAAAATCACACTGTTACCCGCATCGTACACCTGGCATGATACGTCGCCCAAATGCCAAATGCAAAGCTCCGAAATGTCGAGAACTTGCAATTTGGGGGACAAACTGGACACCGCGTCACTGTGAAACTCACAAAACCACCGATGACACAAACCTTGTCGAACGTCCGTGTGTTTCCTGCGGTCTTCTATATGTCCTCGACGCAGCCGACAAATGTGAAAGCTGCAATCCTGTCGCCTTTGCTTCAGCCCGTTTGGCAAAACAAAATGCCCTCATGGCATACCTTGACTCGCGGGGACTTACGGGTGATAGTACAGATGTGGTTATTGACGATGGCATTTGCGGTAAAGAGCGCCCTGATCGCGTCTATGACTTTGACGACAAGATTGTTGTCCTCGAATGCGACGAACACCAACACGGCGACCGTGTATGCCTTTGTGAACAGACCCGTATGGTCAATATCGGACAATCATTCGGCGGAGTTCCAACATACTTTATTCGTTGGAATCCAGATGACTACAGCCCTGAGAGTGACCGTAAGAACCCCGAATTGCTTCCGAAACGGCACAAACTTGCAGGCGATTTATTGCGCGACATACGTGACGGAAAACACGCACTGCCAACGAGTCTTGTGTCTGCTGTGTACTTGTATTATGATGGATGGGATTCGCTTGCAACGGCTGAATGGAATGTTCTTGTGGCGCTCGGATAAACATTCGTGTTTTTTTGTCGACAGTTTTAAAAATCGCTAACGCTCTTCACAAAACCTCGATGGCGCTCAGTTTTAATACAGCAGTATTGTTTGCAGTGCTTACTTTTTACGAAAGTCCGCTCATCGATGACCGTGGCTGAATTTGCAACGACCTGCATCAAAACATGCTGAGTGAAAAATTGACAACCCCTACACGCGCCAACACGTATCTTTTGACAATGACCATATCAACTGTAGCTGCAATTGCGACCATTACCGCACACATGGAGCGTGTTGCGGAACTTGATGCAAAGCTTTTATGCGGTGAAATTCAAGCAGCAGCCGTTGCCCTCGCTAAAGTCGCATTAGAAACGGAACATGTGCGCCTGGATGCATTACTTGAACAAGAAATACTGGAAACTGAGATACACGACACATGGACGTCACACATCAAAACGCTCGAATGGATGCTAAAATTCTCCACAATGTTGCCGACATTCAAAACATTTAAACGTGTTCTAACGGATGCAACTGTGGAATTGGTTCAGCTGTTTCTGAAACTTACAGACATAGACCCAACAGCAGAGGACAATTTCGCAATTCGCTTTGCAAGTAGGTACGGTCATACGGAGGTTGTTAAGGTTTTAAACGCGTGCGTTGACCCGTCAGCAGAGAACAATTCAGCAATTTGCCTAGCAAGTATGCACGGCCATGCAAACGTTGTTAAGGTTTTACTCGCGGACGCGCGCGTTGATCCGTCAGCAAGCGACAATTTCGCAATTTGTGAGGCAAGTATGCGCGGCCATTTAGACGTGGTTAAAGTTTTACTCGCGGACGCGCGCGTTGACCCGTCTGCAGACCACAATTCAGCAATCCGCCTAGCAAGTGAAAACGGTCATACGGACGTGGTTAAAGTGTTACTTGCGGACCCACGCGTTGACCCATCCGCCGCAACAATTAACGCAGCAACTAAAAACCGGCATTTGGACGTGGTTAAAATGTTACTTGCGGATGCGCGTGTTGATCCAAGTCCGGCATTGTGTTTGGCAAGTATGCATGGACATGCTAACACTGTCAAGATGCTACTTGCACATCCTCGCGTAGACCCATCAATAGACCGCGTTTTTTTATTATTCGTTGTAGATCAACACAGTCACAGAGACCAAGCCGACGACGACAATTCCCGCGAGGAGTTAACAGACGTGGTTAAAATGCTACTTGCAGATCCGCGTATTGTCCCCAAAGCAGTCGCTCATACGTACAATCTACGGTCACGCTCGTGAATAATTGACGACCACACGTTTTTGTTGGTATCAAAAATACGCCAACGGTGCTCTCGCCAACAATCAACAGGTTTAAAACCGAGTTTTGATTGGCGAGTTTAAAAAAAGTGTAAAGAAAGCCCGCATGCTGACTATGCAAAAATGACGCTCGAAGAAGGCCAACAACAACACCAACGGATGTCTATTTCCATGCTCCGTAAAATTGCGTCGACACACGAAATATCGACGTACAAACATGCTCTCGGAGACAGTGTCCTCGTTGCTCTAATGCTCAATGCTGAAATTCCGTTCGACAACGACATCGTGTGTATCGCATGTGCATTTGGTTATACCGACGATGTTCGTCAATTTCTCGCACATGGGGCCGATGTCGCTGCGGAAAATTATCGAGCACTTCAATTGGCAATTGAAAATGGATCGACCGATATTGTCCGTTTATTTCTCGAATTGCCATTTGACCCCTCCGTGGCACTTTTTAAATCTCTAAACATAGCAATTCAGCGTGGATTTACGGAAATAATTCGTTTGCTACTTGAAACGCGAGGTGTCTCTGTTGGAGCGGATGATCTTGCGGCAGCAATTTTTCACAATCACCCTCAAATTGTGCAAATGTTGTTGAGCATTTTTCCAAATGAACAATTTGATGAAGAAATAAATTGCGCATTTTTACATGCATGTGAATGGGGGTATACAGAAATTGTGCGTTTATTTCTCGAGAAAGGAGGTTCATTAATTAATCCGTCTGCATACGGTAATCAAGCGTTTCAACGGGCATGTGCTCGAGGCTGTATTGACGTTGTCCGTTTGCTTCTGGACTTGCCGTTAGAACGTGGAGTGGATCCAGCAGCAAACGACAATTATGCATTCAGATTTGCATGTGAAAATGGGCAAACTGAAATTGCTCGTTTGCTTCTGGACTTGCCGATAATCACGCATTAAAATATGCACGCAAATATGGGCGAACAGATATTGTCCGTTTGCTACTTGAACGCGGCATTGCAATTTCAGTCCGCAGTGATAATTTTTCTGCGCCAGATGTTCCGTAGTCGGCTCTCACACTACGGTAGCGGGGCTGAACAAAAAATGATCTTTTGGGACAACACGGTCGAAATGTAAGGAGTACATTTCTATATTGTAGTGTGTCTCAAGCAGTACAAAAACAATTACAAATTAGCTGGTGTTCCCGATCGATTGAACAGTTGTCAATTAAAACTTTGAAAAAACATGTTATTCATTTGTAGAGAATGCTTGGAATTGGAACCACGCCCTTTCATCGGTTCACTGCGTCGACACCATCACCAACATCACCGACATCACCGCCATCACCGCCATCTGCGACATCCTCGACATCACCGTCTGCAAACAGCTCAACATCCAAAAATACCATTCTTTTTGTACGCCACGGCATTTCCTGTGCAAATTTGCGAAAGAAAATCTACAACGATTACGCATCCATTTTAGATCCGGCACTTACGGCCGCTGGAATTTTGAAAGCGAGGACACTTGGCGCACACTTTAAAGACGAATTCTTTAAAAGATTTCCCAGAAGCCATCCCGTTGTGTGTGCATCCGTATTGTTGCGCACACAACAAACTGCATGCTTTATGTTAAAACATGACAAAAATGATGAAGAAAACCATCGAGATGAAATCATCACAGACCGAAAACCCCTCCATATTTTGCCGTATATTTCAGAATCCTCGAGTAAAATTGCAGTACGTTTAATGGGAAACGAAACTGGACAAACCAATGATAATACTCCCCGAGATTTCCCTCAACAGGCTGCCAAATTGCCAGATGGGTTTCCGCGGAAAAAGTATCCCGAAGCCTTTCCTGCTGACGGAAATACGCCCAGTGTTGACAAATTTAAGCATTTTATTCACAATGATCCACTTTTCACAGGTGATAATCACGTGTTTATCATTTTCACACACGGTAATTTCTTGATGAAACTGTTGGACTCCATGGGATTAACGATAACCAAAGAGGAACGTCCAAATTACGCCGCGTTCAGTGTCGAATATACACCTGGAATTCATCGATACAATGCTGCAAAATTTCCGTATTTTTTCGCAAAGGTTCCGAATCATTATTTTGAATCCGACCGAATTGACCGCACGGACGAGTGCACATTTGAGGGTGACCCGAGAATTGGAATTGAACAGTACACGTGTGAAGAAAAAGTGTGTGACAGTCGCGCGAGTATGAAACCGAATTTGACTATAAAAAGTATTCGTTCCCGGGGTGGGCGACGCATGACTCGCAAACACAAAACTCGTTCTCATAAGACTCGTTCTCACAAGACTCGTTCTCATAAAACTCGTAAACATCAAAAACACCTCGCAATTAACATGTAAATTATGCGTGGTATGGACGGATAATGTTTTGTTTGTCGTCATTTTTTTGTGAGTAAAAATGATGACCAATAAATTTTACATCAAAGCCGTATGAACGCTGTTGATGGCCTCGAAGACCTCGACGACCTCGACGACCTCGACGACCTCGACGACCTCGAAGACCTCAATGACAAATCTCTACAACAGCGCCTTTCCGCAGTTCAACGAGATGGTCTTAACTTACGGTTCATTCGTGATAAGACCGATGACATTTGCAGAGCAGCATTAGCACAAAATGGTCTCGCGCTCCAATTTATTCCAGAAGCTCAACGCTATACAGAATTCTGCGAAATTGCGGTTCAACAGTGCAGCGCAGCATTTCAATTTGTACCACTCGACAAACGGACTCTATCGATTTGTCAATCCGCACTTAAAGGTGAGTTGAAAAATTGAAGGGGGGTTAAAGCCATCAAGCCATCAAGCCACCAAGCCATCAAGCCACTAAACACCAAGCAACCAAATGGACCTCGTTCTTGCAGAGATATTAGTGAATCAAGAGCGAATCAAAACCAATTATCTGGTTGTTACGGAGCGATATAAGGAGGGGGATAGATGGTTGGCACTTGGTAGGAAGTGGTTTGCAACTGGTCTCTATTCACTAGAATGTCAGGCGGTTGCTGTGGAAGCTGCTGAAGTGGAAACTTGTGGCAGGGTGTTTAGGGCACCTATGGAGTGTTCCCTGATACAAATGCTTGTTGATGAAAAGTTTGCGCAATTAGAAGTGTATTCGGATCCCAAGCATATTTCATGGAATCGCGCGGAATGGAAGTCTCTAAAGGAATTGAAGATAACACGTGAATTCCTTGAAGTGACGTTTACAGATGAAGATGATGATAGTGTTATGGGAAATATAAAGGGAACTCTGTTTGTTAATAAGAGGTTAAAGTTTGATTTTAAGAATGAGATTGAACGCCTCGGATATCAAGTAGTTCGGCAATCCTCTGTAATTCAGAAGGATGGCTTCCAAAGTCGGGGTGGCCATCGTCACTGGTGGGAAGTTCTAACAACAATGCCGTATTCCCACGCGGTAGAGATATTTACAGGGCCGTAATCACCACTTTACAGTGATATCCTGGTAACGGTAGGAACACGCATGAGATGTGTCAGGGCGAATCTCCCATGTAATCTCACAGTCACCACACTTGGAACGGAGATTCTCAACAAACTCCTCGCAGGTTACTGTAAGGTGAGAGCTTGTCGGCAGTCTTGCTAACTCTTCAGAATTAGCACAGAATTGGCGTGTAATAATAATCTCATTTAGCCCCTTCTTTGCTTGTTCTGTAATATTGGGAAGGAAAGAATCCACATATGCGTTCACAACATCTTCGTGCTTGGGATTAAGAGAGCGGTTCCTGCCTGGGGATCACTCAAGCCGGGATGTGATTACAGTCTTCTTGATAAGCGCGGTATTATCCGTGAGGGTGAGATGGTGGATGAGAATACTGTGCTCGTCGGGCGTTATATGGTGATTCCGAATACAAATGAGATCAAGGACGTCTCTGTAACGCCGGGGAGATTTCAATGAAGCACTTCAACGCAGGGCCAAATCTCGGTACTTTTGTTTAAATCCGTTTGGTCTCAATTCGGGCAAAAAAGTACAGGCAAAAAGTACCTACCGTTGGGCCTGACTTCAACGAGCACTTCAACGAGCACTTCAACGAGCACTTCAACGAGCACTTCACCTCGCATTGGGGCACACGGAAATTGTCCGTATGCTTCTGGAAATAGGCGTGAATCCTGCGTTAGACGATTTTAACTTGCGTGTCAGAGAAGGCATGTCCGTTTGATCCTTGATTTGCCGTTGGAAAGAGGCGTTGATCCACGCAACAATGACGTAATTCGGAGTGAAAGAGGATATATAGAATTGTCCGTTAGCTCCTTGAATTACCGTTGGAGTGAATCCATCTGCATATCATAATGACGCAATTTTGAGTACGTGTGAATCATACGGAAATTGTCCGTTTGCTCCTTGAGTTACCGTTGGAAAGAGGCGTTAATCCAACAGCAATTAACAATGAAGCGCTTCGGTTTGTTCGGGGGGCGATTGTGCAATTACTTCTTGAACGCGTTAATGTGTCCCTTTCAGTAAGGAATGCAGTGTTCCTCCGGACGGAGATTGTGCTTACAACTGCCAAAACGAATCAAAATTTTAAGGTTACTACTGTTTTGCACACAGCACCTTAAATATTTTGTTAATAACTGTTTGGAAACGGCGTATTCATTGCATTCCGTACCTTTTAGATAATTCCGCACCGCATACGCTAAAAATGTCCGCGTGGAATAAATTCAGCAGCGAACAACAATGATGCACTCAAATCTGCATTAGGACATACGAAAATTATACGTATGCTTCTTGAGTTACCGAAAGAATTTGGAATCATGTCGTAGCACATGAAACTTGATGCTTTTAGGATTTAAAAATTCTGGTCACAATACCAACAACAAGTGGAGTATCTTTCAATGGATACGAAAGTGCAACATAATGCCAATTCAATATGCGTGCTCGTGTTTCAGGCTCCATTAATACGCACATATTCAATGCACCCATGTACATTCCTAACAAATAAACCAATAAATCATATCGCATAAACACACGATCCGTTGATTGTACAATACAATACGCTGGAACTATGAAAATGTATCCGATTACGATACACATCAACGCTTCGTGAATTATTTTTTCAAGAAGAGCTTCTCGGCTAATTATCCAAATCGCATATAACACGTATAAAAATCCCATCGAAATCCACATCCATTGAACTATCATAGGTGCGTGGATAAACATGCTTAAAATTGGTTGACGTTGTTCCCATCCTATTGCATCCGGCGGACCAGCGGCAACAATTTCTTCATCACCAGCAACATCAGCCGCATGAATCCATTCATTTCTGCAAATTGGACACCGTTTTGATATCTTGAACCATTTTAACATACAATCCGGATGAAATGTGTGACCGCATCGTGTGGTTAAGTGTCCAGATGCAATTGAAATGGATTCAAAGCAAATGGGGCAATCCATGATTCGCTGTGCATGATTCGGGGGCGCGTGTCAATTTTTGAGAGAACGCATTAAACGTTTAATTGAGTCTTTCTTTTTCAAACGTTTTTGGCGTCTATCTTTTGTTACACGTCTAGTGACACGGGTGACACGGGTGCGCCGCACATTCGCGTGAATCACATCAATAAACGTGTGTGTGATTGGATCGCATTCAATTTTTGAACCACATTCAACAGTATAAATTAGTTCTTTACGATATACTTGATTGCCGAGTTCAACAGATAACCCAGGCGGAACCAGAACTTCAAATTCACTGTGAACGTGTCTTGACCTTATATTGTGACTAACAAACAAACATGGCACACCTGCATGTAAAGTCATTTGATACATTCCGCCATCTTTCGCAAAAGTGAGTGCAGCTACATAACTTAACGACGTTGACAAAAAGTCGTCGTTCACAAACCGTAAGCTTGAAATGTGTTCACTTTTAAATCCACGATAAACCACAATTGGTTTAGACAAACGGGGCGCAGCTGAAATAATGCGTATGAGATCGCGCTTGTATTGTTCAATTATATATCCATAATTCGCGGGTTTACCGAAAAAATCTAAATTTGCCAGAATGAATGATTCGGTTTCCAATGTTACAACACCGGAATTATCGTCATCAATCGTCGGTTTAAGAATTCGTTTGTCGGGCAACGCAATCAATCGCGCAAAATGTTCATAATGTTCAAACAAATACAACGAAAACACACCAAAAATCGAGCCATCAGAATCATCGAAATTCGTGGTGTTAAGTGTCAATGGACGCCCTCTTAAATAATTATTTAAAATCGTATCGCCTTTGTATGAATATGCTTTAAGACATAAAACATCGCGTGCGGAAAGTGTTTGTGTGTACTCGGATTGACGTTTTAACCATTGGATTACACCGGGTGTATGTAGCGGCATTAAAATTTTATCGCGATACGCACTTTGCAATGGAGTTTTATTTGGATACACTGTTGCATAAAATGGAAATTCTGTATTTGCAACATTTTCTGTATGCACGCGGATTGGAATTTCGGAGTCTAAAAGCGATGTTGATGCGTGCATTGACCGTAACCCACGGAAGCTTGTTGCATTCGATAGTTTTGGTAATGGTTCTGGCAAATCTTCATGCCGGACGTCGCGTGATGAAAAATTGTAATAAATTCCAGGTAAACGATGAAAAAGAATTTCCTGTGTTGTTTCTGTTTGAAATTTAAATGACGCTGCATCGAGTGTTTTTTCTGAAAGGATGGGAAAAACGGCACCTTTGAATGCCAGAGATATAGGCTGGGACTCGAGTAGGCTGTATGGATCGTCGAGATATGGATTAAGCATCATTGCACCGTGACCTGCGCGAATTGGCCATACGCCAGAGGGTCCGATTTTGTCATCTTCAACATTCAATAAGCGATATTTGAGAAAAGGATGCATGTCGCCTTCTTTGTAAATCATTATTGGGCTACCGACAATCGCTTCAATTTGTCTTTTAAATTTATCTGGGTTGCGGAAATCAATGTCTGAATGCTGAAGTGCATCGAACAAATGTCGGTTTGAAGATAGATTCGATGTGTTGCAAACGAGCATACATCCGCGAGGAACCTTCCGCATGGTGTCTGCAACCTCAACCGTTTGACCCAAAATTAAATATGGTTTCATCTCTATCTTTATGGTCTGTTTCGCAAAAGCAATGCTCTCAGCCAAAAATTGACGACCTTAAATGACCGACAAATAGCCGTGAATACCATGGATACACCCGAAACATCCGCAAACTTAGCCACAATTTTAGCCGAATTACCGCAAAGGTATGATGCAGCACCACAGATTGGTTCGACCGTTGCTCACGTTGACCATGGGTGGGTCGGAATTGTCACCGAAATTTCACGTTTTTACTTGACAATTTATGTTGAAACCGCAGGAGATTTGGAAGGTGTTGAGGTAAAATGCAATTCAAACTTCCTTAACGTTATATCCGCGCGTAATTCGTCGACGGTTCGGATCGGAGACGTTGTGCGCCATTGGTCTCAAAGCTATTGGATTGCAACAGTCAAGAACATTAACGTGAATTCCGTTGCAACCCTCCAGTGGCACACGGGTCCTTGGAGCCAAAATTCAATGTCTACCGTTTTTTTAATAAAGGCTGTAACTCGGGACGCCTATAGGCGGGAAGTACTGGGCGACTTGTATAGTTGACCACGGTTTTTTTACTCGAAATTTAAACTGTCCATCCGAAAAATTCATGTGTGAATTCATTCATGCTCCGAGTTCCCATGGATCCGTTGCAAGCACTGCAAATTGGACGTAAGTTTATAAGTGTCAAATCACCTCCTCTGCTTTCTGCGAGAACATGCCCGCAGTGAAAATTGCGATTTGAAATTTGTTCCACACGGCAACTCACGCATTTGGCTAATGCAATATCTGGACCAATGTATTTATTCCACACGAGTGTTTTAATGTGTTTGGGGATCTTTTTGCGACGTTCTGACAGAGGGGGGCTTTTCGTTGAACCTTCCGTTGGTCCTTTAGTCGCTTTTGTTTTTGGAGCTGTCTTTGCTTTTGGTTCTTCCGTTGAACCTTCCGTTGGTCCTTTAGTCGCTTTTGTTTTTGGAGCTGTCTTTGCTTTTGGTTCTTCCGTTGGTCCTTCCGTTGGATCTTTAGTCGCTTTTGTTTTTGGAGATGTCTTTGCTTTTGGTTTTTCCGTTGGCCCTTCCGTTGGATTTTTAGTCGCTTTTGTTTTTGGAGCTGTCTTTGTTTTTGGTCCTTCAGTTGCTGTCGAACCTTCAGTTGCTTTTGAACCTTCAGTTGCTTTTGGCCCTTCAGATGTCTGTGGTCCTTCTGTTGATTTTGGCCCTGCAGTCGTTTTTGGCCCTTCAGTCTCTTTTGGAGTTGGAACTTCAGGTGTCTTTGGAGCCTCTTGGTCTTGTGTATATTTCTTAAAAATTGCATACACTCGCGCAGTAGTGATGCCGTATTCATCACTTAGGATTTTAACTGCAACACCTGCACTACGCCTCACACACAGTGTTTGGATTTGCTCCGGAGAAAGACGTGTTTTTTTCGATGTTGTTGCGTCCTCTTCTGTTGGGGAATTCGTTGGGTCAGCAGGAGGAGCAGCAGGAGGAGCAGCAGGAGGAGCAGCAGGAGCAGCAGGAGGAGCAGCAGGAGCAGCAGGAGGAGCAGCAGGATTTGCCGTTGGATCAATAGGAATCGCCGTTGGATCAGCGGGAGGAGCAGCAGAATCCGTTGGAGCAGCGGGAGCAGCAGAATCCGTTGGAGCAGCGGGAGCAATAGGATTCGCCGTTGGAGCAGCGGGAGCAACAGGATTAGCCGTTGGAGCAGCGGGAGCAACAGGATTCGCCGTTGGAGCAGCGGGAGCAACAGGATTCGCCGTTGGAGCAGCGGGAGCAACAGGATTCGCCGTTGGATCAACATAATCCGTTGAAGCAGCGGGAGCAACAGAATCCGTTGGAGCAACGGGAGCAACAGGATTTGCCGTTGGATCAACAGAATCCGTTGAATCAGACAAAGGACGACCATGATACATGTAGCCGCCGGGTTCTTCTGTTGAAATCAATTCAGTTGGAGCCGCAGAAGCATACAGGGCAGTAACAGCGAGCCAATGCGACACCTCGGCGGACAAACGCGCATTATCCCAGAATGTAACACCTCGTCCGCGCCCAACATGACGAGACCACGATTTGATCTCTTGTGAGGACAAATCATGACCAACCAGTTTTGATATGCGGAAAATAAGGCTATTCCATGGAGTTCCTGAATCTGCCATTGTATGTCAAAATTGGTTTATTTATTGGGTCATCAATTTTTGGGAACGATAATGGGCGGCCCTACACAATTCAGGTCACGGGCTTTTGCTCGAAACCCCCGTCTAAACACATCGATCCATGTACACCAAAATCGATTTTTGAATTTGGGTTAAAACACAGTTTGGGATTTCTTTTACTGAAGAATGCAATGAACCCATGGATCCCGCTTGTTCGCCGCCAAATGTGTCCATTCTAATTTTTCTGCTGGAAGACTGATTAGGCGGCTGACAAGCGGGAACAATGCAATGAACCGTTTTCAAACAGTAATCGACAAAATACTTCAAGGTAGACGCCGGTTAAACATCCGGTGTTAGTAACTTTGCGCAACGATCGTATGGTGCGGAAATCACGGGACATCCCATTGATTGTGCCAAATTCACAAGATTATCCAGTTCAGACTTAATCCGATGAAAATGTGTCGCCATTTTTAACGCCAGTTTTGCGACATTTTCAGGAGTCTCGGGACAAACACCCTGCGGATGAGTACCTGCAGCACGCCCAAGAGAACGTGTCATGACGTCTGTAAGCACCGATATCAAATCACCATTCATTATACGAACAATAGTTGGCTTATTGTCTGCGGGTGCCTTATCAATAAGTGCCCTAACGGCTGCCATCCTTGCTTGTTCTGGGTCGGAACCATCAAAGAATGTTGTCTCAAAGATGTAATTGCCGGTCCTTGTAGCCGCCGAAATGCGATCGACAAATTCACTCTTACTTGCCTTTGCCCACTTGTCATCCGTATAACGGTATTTGTCCGCATGAACAAGAGACAAATCAGGGTGCACAGAATGAAGCCTGTCAGCCAAACGAGTCTTGCCACCTGCCGGAAATCCAACAATTATGTATGAAGTCATCTGAGGTGAAATGAGCAAATCCCGCACACGTCAATTTTGGGGGGTGTGAAAAAGTTGAAGCCCCCTTACGGTGTGTCACCGTTCGAATTGAAACAACCGACGATTCGGAAAGGATGGTTCCACTTCATAAACTCCGTAAGATCGCGAGAATGCATGCATCCGGAACTTTGCGAACAGCAGTTGTCGACAATGATGTAGCACTTGTTGAGCTATTAATTGAAAGCGGTGCGGATGTTAGCGAAATTGCACCCTTTCACTTTGCATGTGATAAGGGGCACACTGAAATTGTCCGTTTGCTTCTTGAATTAGACCGCGATATCACTGTCCCTGCCTCAGGGCTCAGTTCGTCGCTCAGATTATCCAAAATCAACAACATTGTTCGTGCATTAATTCCAACGGATCCGTTGGATCCGACGGACGTTAATTTCGGATTTTCAGATGCAGTCATTCTAACGGACAAATTCCCTCAAACACATAGGTTGCTAATAGATTTGGCGTCTCTCTATGCAAGTGAACACACCGCACTCCGAATGGCGAGCGAAAACGGGCATACGGAAATAGTTAGAATGCTTCTTTCAAATGTTTGGGGTTCCGTTGGCAGTGCGCTATCGTTAGCGGCAATTGGCGGGCATACTGAAATTGTCCGCATGCTCATGCCGCACGCAGGAATCGATGCATTAAATCGTGCACTTCGGTGGGCTACTGCAATGGGTTTTATTGACATTGCTGGTTTATTGCTAGAGTATGGTGCAGTTGATTTCAAATACACTCGTGTTGTTCGTTTGCGACAAAGGACTGGTGGATGGAGCATAAATTATTTTCGAAATTAGTTGGAACCCGTTTATCGGCCGTCGTCCAACGTATCCAGTCTATTTTTTCTGAAAAACTGAAACAAAACTATGTCCGTTGGGTTTTAGTGAAAACGGCGCTTGCGTTGTGTTTTGCGAACACCACCTGTTGAATTTGCTGTGGTGTTAAAACCTGTTGTTTGATTTGCAACGGTATCAAACGGAATTCCGGTTGATGTGGGCTGAGAATGAGTCGTTTGTTTGTTAAACGGTTTGAAGGATACTTTACCCGTTGACATTGGTACTTGGGACATTGTCAAAGGTCTTGGAGGTACAGATGTTTCAGCAATGCCAAAATACTGTTTCATAAAAACTTCCAGTTCACCGAGTCGCTGTAGGCAACGTGCGGTTGGGTCTGTTTGTGCAATTTTGTCTTTTAAAGACGTAATTATTGATTCGATTTTATTTGCATAGTGTGGATCCAACGAGGCTGCATGGGGTGCAGGTGTTGTTTTTACACTATGTGCTGTTGCAGTTATTGCATCTAAACCCATAAATAAATTGTCACGTGCGACGCGCAAAGAATGAAATAACTCGCGGATTGCTGCAATACTTTCAAATGCACGCAAGGGGTCAGAAATAGCAAATTCACGAAGATTCCGACAGCATTCTTTCTGTCCACCCCATTCTGCAAGAACATGAAAGCAAGCAACTGCCTTACGCCATGCATTTAAGCATGCGCTTTCTAAAAATTTTTCAGCTAAATCATGAACTTCATCAACCACGTGTTCAGACCCTCCCCATCTTGCACCGGGACGAGGAAGATAAAACGGCCGTAATTGTCCAAATACATCAAAATTAATAAAGTTTGGTCCATATCTCAATGAACACATTTGGTCATGCATAAACTGTAGCAAATCATTCACGCGCGCGATTATCGTTGTTTCCAACAATAGTCGTTCACTTGAACGTTGCCGGTCGTCTTCCATTTCTATTGGTGTCAACAGTTTTTTCAGACACTCGGGGCAAAAAATTGACTCCCGTTTCCCGAACTCCAAATGGTCCATGGGCCAAAATACGTCGCGCCAAAGTGAACGCGACCAAATACGCGACCAAATACAAAACAGACAACTACAGGAGGCCGCGTTTCACGGGCGAATTGAAACGATTCGCCCCGTAATTCGTTATCCCACGTTAAATTTCGATTTAGCACTTGAAACCGCATTTCGAAGAAATCATTTAGATGTTGTTCGTATGCTGATGGCTGAATTGCCATCGCTAAATCTGACCTTTAGCAACAATTTCATGCTAAACTCCGCATGTGCACACGGCGACGTCGATATCGTCCGTTTATTACTTGAACGTGGAATTTATCCCACAGATGATATTGCAATAAAGAACGCGTGCTGGAATGGGCACCTTGAAATTGTTCGTTTGCTCCTCGGCCCCAAACAACCTCGCGGAATTTTTCTGACTACATGTACAAACGGTCATGTGGAATGTGCCCGTTTGCTTATCGAACGTATGATGGCTGACGGTGGTCGTAGTCATGTGGATGAGCTAAGAGAAGCGTTTCAATTTGCGTGCGAATTCGGTATGACTCAAATCGCCCGTTTAATCCTCGACGTCGGACACCCAGATGTGCTCAGTGAATCTTCAATTCATGATGCGGCCCTTGCAGCGTGCAAACGCGGGCAAACGGATGTTGTAAACATGTTACTTGAACATTGTGGTGTTGACACCATTCAACGTGCGCTGTCGTTGGCAGTAGACCGTGGTCATGTGGAAATCGTTCGTGTATTGTTACGTGAACATTGTGTACAGGATTTTAGCACAATTAAAGGTGAACTTTGGGTAGCAATCCGTAATGGTCATGCGAGAGTCGTTGGTCAATTGCTCAAATTCTTGCCGCTGGACGTGGACGATGAATTGTTAGACACGTATCGGTCATTGGCAAAGGGTAAAGGTCATAGGATGATTTATGCGCAATTATTGGCGCACAGAGTCCCAACGCCTAAACCCGTTATCACACGGGCATTGCGTGACATTGCCGTTCAACTCCTGCATTATCAAGAGGGAATTCTGAAGTTGCCGTTACAATGTGATGACAGCTTTAGTGCATTTGCGACAATGTTTCAATCACAGATGCGCGAAAAATGTGAACGGGAATCTGTGAGAATCGATGGTCTTCTGGAGCAAAACAAGGAGGAGGAACCGGAAGATGTGATTGTTGCAATTGAAAAAGAAATCGCAGACCTTGAATTTATGACATTGCGACCTGAATTAAATTCACTCTTCGTCGCTGCGGAGAAAGGCTTTATCAACGCCTTCCGTTTGTTGATAAAAACGAATGCATTTGGGTTAAATCGTGCAATGCACTTTGCGATATTGGGTGGTCAAACGGAAATTGTGCGTGAATGTGCGCCTTTCATTCTGAACACGCATTTTATTGATGCATGTAGACTGGGACACATTGACATTGTTCGACTTCTTTTTTCAACCCCTTTAACAATCAATCACCTTGATCGTCTTGAGCCACATGAGCCGCATGTCGGCGATGTCAGAGATCATTCACTCATCAATGAAGCTATCGATGCTGCATGTATTGGTCAACACATTGAGGTTTTACAGTTCTTGTTCGAACACATTTCGTAAAACGCTAGACAATTCAGTCCACCGAAAGTGCAAACGGTTCTCAAAAATTATTGTAGTAGCGGTTCTTGGAACGTTTGAGTTTTCTAAAGCCAGATGTTTTTGGGGGAATAGTATGTTGCAAACGAAACTTTTTAACTGTTGATGAAGATGCTGTGATTAACAGCGCTCCACTTGCCTTTTTTCTCCAATGCATGCCGCAAATTTCGCAGAAATTCACCGTCTGTTCGAATCAAGGTCAGCGAACGATACTCGTCGTTGCTAGACGTGTGGCCCCATGTCCTGCAATATAGCATTCTTTGCACGACAATCGATTGTGAACATTGGATGGAATCGACATGCGTTCATCGTCGCACAGTAACCGCACAATCGCTTCATGTCCACAATGAACAGCATATCGGAGTGCTTTATGGCGATGTGAGTTCGGATTCACTGACGGATATGTCAACAGCATGCGCACCATTTCCGTTTTACCGTAGCGACTTGCAAGATACAACGCAATATTGATAAATCGTTCGTGAACCTCGAGTAATAACCGAAGACACTCGTTGGTACCATGAATTGCCGCTTGACGCAGCGTTTCCACCGGATAATCACGGAAATCCGTAAGCAATACACGAACAACATCTTCGTGTCCGTTCCTACATGCAAGTCGCAACGGGTTGCTCAAATCTTGCGACATGTCTTTGAGAACTTGAACACACTCCGTGAGTCCGTTGCGGGCTGCTTCTTCGATGGTTGTGGTTTTACGCGGTCTTTGCATTCGATTTTCGTCTGAAAATGTTGGGAGAAGAAGACGCGCGCATTCAGCTCTGCCATTTTGAACCGCAGTATAGAGTGCGTCGCCGACAACTGCTCTGCCATCTGCAAGCAATAGACGAACACATTCGGTGTGCCCGCGACATGCTGCCCCGCGAACTGCATCCTCTGCGCACGGAAAGGTGCGTTCCGTAAGTAACCATTCAAGCATTTTGGCTTGTCCCCAGCAAGATGCAGACGAAATTGCATGGGTTCTGTTAAATTCTGTTAAATCGGACTTGAGCGCTTGAAGAACGTCCAGATTTCCGGTTCTGAATGCTGCGCGAATTGCGTCTTGTAACCAGTTGTGGCAATTGTGTTTGGACATTCTTACAGCTGGAAGCAGCTCATTGAATGTTTTCATGTCGAAATTCTCGACACAGCGTGTAAATTGTGTAAAATCCATATTAAAGGTGATTTGCGGTAGGGTCCAAAGTAGAACAGCACATTTTTGAAAATGTTCCGCAAGTATAAAAATGCGAGAAATGGAGCATGCATACTGCTCCTGTTCATTCAACAAATTCACAATTTCACTTTGCCCCGCTCTAATCGCTAAAAACATGGGTAGCGAACAATACGGCAGAGCCGCAAACTCATCGTCAATCTCAATTGTTTCAAATCCCATGTCCTCATCAAGGTGTGGTGAATGAGTGAGAATTAAACGCACCAATTCAACATCCGTAGCGTTGATAGCATTACACAGAGTTCGCAAGGTCCATGGAGTGTCGGGTAAACTTGCGAGAAGTCGGAGCTGGATTAATTGAGGAGACTCCGTTTCCATTTCCAATCGCACATCCACCGTTTCAGCCTCCGTTACAGCCTCCGTTTCCAACCGCACAGCCTCCGTTACAGCCTCCGTTTCCAACCGCACAGCCTCCGTTACAGCCTCCGTTACAGCCTCCGTTTCCAACCGCACAGCCTCCGTTTCCAACCGCACAGCCTCCGTTACAGCCTCCGTTACAGCCTCCGTTTCCAACCGCACAGCCTCCGTTTCCAACGCAAATGTTAAAGATTGTGCTAAATGCACAGCAATATCGTGCATTTGTGGAAAAATTGCGGGTTTTTCGGAGATTTTCGCGAGTAATGCAGGAATTTCCTCAAGCTGTGCAAGAATTGACATACACAGAAGAACGAGACGTTTGACACCGTCATTTTTTTTCTCGTCTGAAAGGATTTAGCTACCCTTAAAATGATGCGAAAGTCCGTTGGAGCCATGGCCGAGCACCAGCGAGTGTTTTTGAAGAGCATTCGCGCGTTTTTCAAAGTATCAAAAACCGAACTTATTCGCGCTGCACATATCATTTGAACGTACACGGCAAAAGGATCAAGTACATGTGAAATGTGTAGCTACAATCAAAATGGATTTCAAACGGAACAAAGCCAGACAAAGCGAAAGCATTTGAACGCTTGTTTGATTGGCGTCCGTGGCATCTTTTTCGCAACAAACAGAAGTTACCTCGATTTCAGATACGCAACCATGGTCGCATATGCGGCCTTTCGTGCGCCAGCTATGGTCTCTGCATCAAACACATCAGTGGCGGCATCCTTTAGCGCATCTTCGAGAAGTGCCTCGACCAGTTTTCGAAGTCCGCCGTTCTTAAATGCTCCGTCCAACTCCGCCTCAGACACTTTGGATGCTACAGCTGCAGCACGTGCAGGCAGAATGAATGTGGCTGCAAATTCCGCACTTTTGGATGCAGCCGCCGTTGTCGCCGTTACTGACGTTGTCTTGCCAACAGCAATTTCCTCAAACCGCGGATTCTTGATTTTGGCCAGCTCGTGGTGTGGACCAACGAGTCGCACAACAAAGCCCTCGCCCTCATTCTTGTCGACCATGGGAAGTCCGTCGGGATTCCAATACATCAGAGCCCCGTCGGCGGCATGCGAACGAGCCCATGCAACTGTTTGTGCTACAGAACCCCTAAATGCCGCTGGCACCCACGGAAGATGAAAGTGCTTGCACATGCAGGATGCATCGTCGAAGGAATACCAGTGCTCAACATCACCCGTTGTCAGACACATGTCGAAAAATGCGATGCGAATTGTCGCATTGTACCAAATACCCCGTTGGACCGGCTTGCAATTGTGTGTTGGCACATCGGGATAGTGACCACCATACACTTCTCCATACACTCGCAGAACTGCATTGGGAGCCGCAAGACGCTTATACAGCTGCTTGAGCTGTGGCGTAATTTGCTGTGCCGCATCTGCCACCGTGTGACCGTAATGTGCGCCACCGGCTTCGACATATCCGTTGCGACGTCCAACGACAACCGCAATCTCCCCGTCTTCGGTCCAGACGGTGTATGAAATGTTGGAGCCATGCAGTTTAGGGACTGCAACCGCACAAGTTCCGTCTGGAGCGGCGGCCTTGAAGAGGTGTCCAGTACTGTTGAGAATTGATGGATAGGGGGCAAAGGTGGGAATGGAGCTCATCGTTGCAAGGAAAGGCTTGAAACGGGGTCGTCAATTTTACCCCCGCCGGTTTTTTGTGCGGTGTTCATAGAGAATGAACGCGGATCCTCGCTCAAACTTAAAAGCAAAAGCTGCAGGATTTTATGCAGCAATCGAGCGAATCAATGGTGCTGAAGCGGAGATGGAAAATTGGATTCATGAACACGATGATGTTCCCGTCTGGTTCCCGGGCGTCAGACGGTTGCTCGAGCACGCGCTGCGTTTGAAACCGAATTAGTGCGTTTGGAAACGGCGACAAACGCCGCAAACGCAGCAAACAGACCATCTGAGAATGATTTGCGCGCAACAGTTGAATACATTGAAACGTATTTAACGACGATGAAGCCTGGCGATTTGATTCGTGCGGTAGAAAATGGGAATGTATCCATGGTTCGTCTGATGTTGCAGGATCCTCGTGTAAATTTGCCAGTAGTTGACACCGGTTTAAACCCGTACGGACGCTTTAATGCTATTTATTTAGCTTTGCGTAGCGCGAGTACTTTGGGGCGACTTGAAATTGTGAAAATGTTGCTCAGGGACCCACGTGTGGGTGCAGCTGAAGTTGATGGTGCTTTTCTTCCAGCATGTAATAATGGACATGCTGATGTTGTGGAACTTTTGCTCGGAGATGCGCGTGTGGATCCAACGCTCCAAATGACAATGGGACCTATGTATCGAAACGCACCATTTAAAGCCGCATGTAGACATGGTCGTACTCGCGTGGTTAAATTATTGCTTCAGGATGGCCGTGTGGACCCAACGATTGAAGACAATGTTGGGTTAAAAGAAGCAAATGAAAGAGGCCATGTTGGTGTTGTACAACTGTTGCTCAGGGATCCTCGTGTACTTGCGTCTGTTGATCCGGAAGTTATAGGGAGAATACGTGAGGGACTCCATGGTGGCTCTCGTCGGCAAACACATCGTCGTCGAACACATCGTCGGCGAACACATCGTCGGCGAACACATCGTCGGCGAACACAAAGCCAAAAATCGAGGCGATAGTTCATAAAACACACACATAATTAAGATTTTGATAAGGAATGCAATGAATGAGCCGTTTCCAAACAGTTATTAACAAAATATTTAAGGTGCTGTGTGCAAAATATAGTAGTAACCTTAAATTTTTGATTCATTTTGGCAGTTGTAAGCACAATCTCCGTCCGGAGGAATTTCAGACCAGAAATCGCCGACAAATTCCTCCGGACGGAGGAACACTGCATTCCTTAGATTTTGAACCCCAATGATTCAAGCGCCTTAAAGGGGTTTAAAAATAGGCTGCAAAGGGACTCCATGGTCGTTAAAATCGGTGTTTAAAAGCCGCATAAAACAGACGTAAGAAAAAGAATTAAGATTTGAATGTGTATTGAAATCTTAATTCGTTTTCGTGCCGGGTGGAGAAAAACGTCAATCAACGTTATGCTTCAAGAATTAAATTTTACGACGGTGTTTAAGGTGTCGACGGTGTTGAAGGTGCTTGACTCTGAGTCGTCGTAGATCCACAACATGTGCTGCATGCAGCTGCGATCATTCCATTCATATAATCCGTTGCGGATGTAAATCGCCGCCTCGTCGATGTTTGAAGAATTGCTTTACCGACATTTATCGTTAACATTGTTTCCTCACTGCCACCCCTTTTTGGTTCCATTCTCTATGAACCATATAGAAAATGTTGCAACGTGCTGAATGGGTATTTATGAATCGAACATCCACAACATCTCTTGATGCATTTGCGGGTGCATTCGCGAGCACAGTTGCGGGTACACGTCAAATTCGAGTTGTTCTGGGTACCCCGGACTGGGCCCAGCTGTTTGATGATGAGCCATCGTTGTGTAAAGATAAAAATCCCACACAATCGATCACGCTTGCAGATGTGCGAGAATCCTACGAATCTGACGATTTTCCGTCAACAGCCGTGCTATTACGGAGTGGCTCACACTGTATCGGCTTTGCGTTGTTTCACGTGACACATTTTTCGCCATCGTTTGAACTCGTTGACGACTCCACGTACATGTATATTTCATATGTTTGCGGTTCAAAATATAGGGGCGTTGGTTCAGCAATCATTGAGCTCTTACGGGAATATCAGCGATTTGTTGGAGCTTCCATTTTATATTTGGACGCTATACCATGGGTGTTACCCTTTTATGAAAAATTAGGATTTGAGGCTATGGAGGATCAGCCGTTGGAAGGTCTTGTACGGTTACAGTCTAAACGTTAATTTTGACTTTTGCGGGTTTTTGAGTGTGTTTTTGCGTGTGTTTTTGCGTGTGTTTTGCGTGTGTTTTTGAGTGCGTTTTTGAGTTTTGCGGAAACGGCCACCGCGGCGTTTAGGAAACAATGCACGTATCGCAGGCGTTGAAGCGGAACTGTATGCCCTCCACAAATCCGCCGCACGCACACGAGGGTCCGCGAGCAATAGACGAACAATTTCAATATTTTTCCCGTCAAGAACACCCGCAGCCCAAGCAAGTGCGTGATTGTCGTTTGCCGCAGGATTCACACGGGGGTACCTGAGCATCATTTTAACAACCGCTACGCGATTATACAAACATGCCAAAAAAAATGCATTGCCGGGGTCTGTTCGTCCGTCCTCAAGTAGCAATTGGACCACATCCGTATGCCCGTGTTCACCTGCAATAGAAATTGCATAATTTGCGTTTGCCGCGGGGTTCACATGGGGCAACAGGAGCCGAACCACATCCGTGGACCCATTGCTGCATGCGCGAACAAACGCAGTATTGATGACATCTGCAGAACGTATGCGTGGAAGCAAAAATGCAACAACACCCGCTTGATTTGCAGCACTTGCAACAGTGAATGCGGCAGCGGAGTTGCCCGCGAAGCCCTGGAACAACAGACGGACCAACGGTAGATTTCCGGTTCCAGCTGCAGCCAGCAATGTTTCGTTTGTAAACTGAATGGTGTCTATATGTGTTAAAATTTCGACATCACGTATGTCTAAATCGGATACTTTCGGATAATTTCGCGCGTCATCCAACCTCACAAATTCAGTTTCGAGTTCAGCAATGACCGTAGCAATCGTGTGATGCGCATACTCCGGAAACCATTCGGGTACCGCGTGTGTTGCGATCAACGCGTCCACCATAATTTCCATACTCCTAATTTGTTCAATTGAAGCTGTTGCAGCTGTTGCAGCCATGTCTACCGGTGTAGTTTATTTGATCGCGGTTTTTGGGCAAAAACAACGAAAAAACGGAAACCTACCGCCGATTCAACGCAATGAGTGCCGCAACAGATGCAATAATTATTGGAAATGTGGCCGTATGCACTGCATTCATCGCAATTGCCATGCCGAAAAGACTACCGACCCCCCCAAAGAACACATTTGTCATGCATGAAACAATCGCTAATTCTTCTACGTACCTACACCGTAAGGGCATTAACATATTTGCAGCTACAATTGTTGTGATTGCCCCTACCACAGACCCAGCTTGAATTGTGTACAACGATGCTATATAATTACCCATTCTACCTTACGCACGAATTTTGAACGGGTGTCATTTTTGTAGGGGTTGACGAACTCCGTCTTCTTCAAATGAGCCACAGCGAGATCAAGAGCGCATGGAGCTTGACGGCTTTACTGTGCAAACATTCCGTCGGCTTCGTAAATGTATTCGTCGAATGAACAATTCACCAGCGAGAGTTTTTGAAGAGCATTTGCGGGTTTTTAAGAAAATTAGCAAAAATCTGCGTTCAAAACGGGGTTCTTCACACATTGAAATTCGTGGGAACTTACGGAGTTAGGAATGGATGCTACTCCACGAATATTGTGCACATTATCCTGTGTAAACAGGCATTTTATCACGAATTTAATGCACCTCTTTCCGTGAAAAAATCATCGTCTCATGCAATTTTAATCTATCTCATTGCCGTTTTTCTGCTATTGGGTGACCCATGTTCAACTTTTGAATTCTGGAATTAAACATGAGAACCCGCAAGTAGCAGTGCATTAATTTCGAAATGACCGCGTCCGCGAGCTTTTGCAGCGAACGCATTTTTCACATTTTGCGGAAGTGGAAGACGCAGCGCAGATAAAAGTTTGCGAACAATTTCAACATGTCCATTCTCACTCGCACCTTTTAGAGCCCGATAATCATCTGCTGCAGGGTCGCAACGGCCAATTAATTCATTGACAATGTCTGTTCGTCCGTAAATACACGCCATTTGAAATGCCGTTTGAAATGCCTCATTCCCCCTTTCTAAAAATCGCAGATGCTCTTCAAAACCCCCGCTGGCGCTCAGTTTTAAAATCATTCGAACAATTTCGATATGACCATACTGACATGCATACATGAATCCGTCTGAAACACGTTGCACTCCACGCTCAAGAAATAAACCTACAATATCTGCACATCCGTTTGCACATGCGGCTGTAAATGCGTCGTCGCAAACAACATCTCCCAGCAACAAACGAACAATTTCCGTATGACCCCTTTCACTTGCAATTCGAAGCGATGCACGAAGGGATTTACGAAGGGATTCGCGAAATTCGGCTAAAATCAAACGAACAATGTCTGTTTGCCCAAGTCTGCATGCATAGAGAAGAATATTGTTTGCATTTGCGGGTATTTTGCCTTCAATGATCAGCGAAATAAATGCCACATCATTGTGCTCAATTGCAAATGTAATATCGTTGGACGTGACAGACGTAATTGATGAAATTTTTCGCAAAATGATTAAAGATTGAGGGGGTTGACGAGTGTCTTGACGAGTGTCTTGACTATGAGGGTCCTCGAATTGTTCATCAAGGCGAACAAGTTCAATTTCTAATTCGCGCGTTGCAATGGCAGCGTGACGTTGCGCAAGATGTGCGAAGATACGTGTTGGATCCATGGATGCTAACAGGTGGTTCACTTCTTCGAGTTGAGCATAAAGAATTTGAGACATACGGTGTCAATCGGTCTTCATGTGTGTGCGTCAATTTTTTGGAACTCGCTAAGCTGCAATGCTAATTCTCGGCAATGTTTCAAGTATGACGTGTTTAATGATTTCCTGTTGGTCAGCGTTAGCGTCGTCAGCGTCGTCAGCGTCAGTCACTCGGTCAACAAGTTCGCCAAGACACTTTCCGGTGAATTCCGCAACAGCTTCATCCAGACAATCAAATTGATGCGAATACCTTCCGTATCCTCCCACAAATATGTGTGTATAAAGGGTTGCTGCACTGTCATAATCACCTCGAAGACAATACATATCGCATAGAAACATAAGAAATGACGTTAAATTTGACTGACGTTTGATGGCGAGAGCTGCGTTAATATCTGGGCACAAATTAATTAAATCTCGGACACTCAAATCGTCGCCATTTCGATGAGCAATAAATGCACCCCAGGAATCCCACGTCATAAAGTCTTCAGCTTCTGAGCACATGTTTACTGTTTCTTCGCTTATTGCGATGTGTCATTTTTTTTGCGCGTTACATTTGCAGGTCGTCGTCCGCCAATCGGTTCATTGTATTTTAATACCAGTGTCGCATGGGAAAGAATTCGGCTGTCAACCGCGTGTTGAATTCGCATGTCATGAAGAAGAACACGCAACACATCCATCTTATTATAAACTTCTGCAGCTCGAAGTGCAACACTACTTACTTTGGCAAAATCAATATGTTCATTTGCTAAAATCAAACGAACAATGTCAATTTGCCCAAACTGAATCGCACATCGTATTGCTTCCTCGCCATTTCCAAGTATACGAGGAATTTTAATCAGCAATTGTACAACGTCATAATGTCCATTTCGGCATGCATTTACGAATGGTTCATTTGCTCGTACTGTGGGGTCCACACGGTCATCTAACAATAACATGCGAATGATTTCCAATTGGCGGTTTTTGCATGCATTAATAATCGCTTGGTTTTTATTTGTACTTGGGGACCATCCGCAAGCAGCAAACGGACAATTTCAACATTTCCATTATCAATTGCATGCTTAATTGCTGCATTCTGTTTTGCTGCAGGATTCGCACGACCATCCGCAAGTAACACGCGAATTACGTCAACAAAGTTATTTTCACTTGCATTTCGTAAAGCAGCATTGTTTTTTGCAGTTGGATCAATACGCGGATCTTGCAACAATAAACGAACGAGCGATGTATTTCCGGTGGCCGCTGCAGTTAAAAACGTTTTTTCTGTAAACTGAATTGTGCCTATTTGTGTTAAAATTTCGACATCGTTAATCCGTGAATAGGATAATTCCGGGTAAAATGTATTTGTGGCCAGCTGATCCAGTCGAACAAGTTCTGTTTCAAATTCCGCATGCACAGTTTCAATCGTGCGACGCGCATAGTCAGGAAACCAATCCGGAATCTCAACCTCGCGAATTAACGAATCCACAACAACCTCCAAACCTCGAATTTGCTCGATTCCAGCAGTAACTTTCGCAACTTTATCAACATAATCTTCCATCCTCTAATTTGATGATTTATTTAAGGAATGTGTGAATACAATTACGCGCTTCGGACAGCATGTGAACGCGGGCAGTTGTTCGTTAACTTCTTGATTTGCCACATGAAAATGTGTGAATCCAGGAGCACTCAACAATTACGCGCTTTGGATTGCATGTCACAATTAGAAATGGTTCGGTTGATTTGCAGTTGGAAAGAGGTCCATCTGCTACCAACAATCGCGCGCAGGCGCACACGGGCAAACTGCAGTTGTTCGTTTGCTCCTTGATTTACCGCCGGAAAGAGGTCCGGCCGCAAACGATAATGAACTGCTTAAAACTGCATGCAACTACGGGCATACGGAAATTGTCCGTATACTCCTCAATTTGCCACCTGAGAGAGGGTCCGTGGTGTTAGATCGGTCTTTCAGCAGAAAAATTAGACCTGGAAACATTGGTTGCAGAACCATGGGGTTCAAGACATTGTTGCGATTGCAAACATAAATAATTCGTTTTATGGACAAATATAAGCCGTGATGACTACACTTTTTTGTCAATTTCCCACGTTCGCTCCCACTACTCACGGGTCTTAAAAATTGACATCTCTTCGTCAGAGCGGTCAGAGCGTCTATGTCACTCGATATTCTACGCACAATTGCACGAACAACGAATGACGCAACGACGTTAAAGTCTGCCATTCAATCTGGCAATGTAGAGCTGGTGTGGCTAATTTCTGAAACCGAAGGAATTATCAATAATAATTCGTTCGCGTATGCATGTCAACAAGAACAAACGAAAATTGTTCGTCTGCTCCTCGATTTGCCGTTGGAGAGAGGAGTAAATCCAGCAGTAAATGACAATGCAGCTCTCCGAAATGCATGCAATAACGAACAAACGGAAATTGTTCGCCTGCTCCTTGATTTGCCGTTGGACCGAGGTGTTGATCCGTCTGCGCGCGACAATGAAGCGCTTCGATATGCATGTTTTTACGGCCACACGGAAATTGTTCGGTTGCTCCTTGATTTGCCGTTGGAGAGGGGAGTAAATCCGGCGACAAATGATAACGAAGCGCTTAAAACTGCATGCAAACGCAATTACACTGAAATTGTTCGTTTACTCCTTGATTTGCCGTTGAAGAGGGGAGTACATCCAGCAGTTCATGATAACGAAGCGCTTATAACTGCATGCGACCGCAATTACACTGAAATTGTTCGTTTGCTCCTTGAGCAACCGCCAGAAAGAGATCCTGCTTTCAATCACAATCGAGCGCTTAACATTGCATGCAGATATGGGCACACGGAAATTGTTCGTTTGCTTCTTGATTTGCCTCTGGAACGTGGAGTTAATCCATCTGTGCGGGACAATGAACCGCTTCGAAATGCGTGTTGTAGAGGACACACGGAAATTGTCCGTTTGCTCCTTGAGCTACCGCCAGAAAGAGGTGTCGATCTAGCGGCTGAAGACAATGAAGCATTTCGGCATGCATGTGTAAACGGGCACACAAAAATTGTCCGTTTGCTCCTTGAGCTACCGCCAGAAAGAGGTGTCAATCCAGCGGCTGAAGACAATGAAGCTCTCCGAATCGCGTGCAACTACGGGCATACGGAAATTGTTCGTTTGCTCCTGGAATTGCAATTGGACCGTGGTGTGAAACCATCTGCGCATGACGATTACGCACTTCGACGTGCTAGTGCACATGGGCACACGAAAATTGTTCGTTTGCTCCTTGATTTGCCGTTGGAACGTGCGGTTGATCCAGCAGCACACGACAATGAAGCACTTCGATTTGCAAGTGAAAATGGGCATACGGAAATTGTTCGTTTGCTTCGTTTACAATGAACAATCAAAGCGGTTTTATAGTAGCGGTTAGGTCATTCAACATTGTTTTTGATATTTGTTAAGCTGCATGCGATGTTAGCATTAGTTTTTTTGTCAATTTCCCTCAACACGTCAAAGTCCCAAATTCGTTCTTCGCGGTTTTCAAAAATTGACGTCTCTTCGCCGCTGTCAGAGCGTCTATGTCACTCGACATTCTACGCACAATTGCACGAACAACGACGGTTGGAATGACGTTAAAGGCTGCCATTCAATCTGGCAATGTGGGGCTGGTATGGCTAATTTCTGAAACCGAAGGAATTGAGGATGGTTGGTTCGCGTATGCATGTAAACACGGACACACGGACATTGTTCGTCTGCTCCTTGATTTGCCGTTGGATCGTGGAATAAATCCAGCTGCAAATGATTGTGAAGCGCTTAAAACTGCATGCGCACGCGGCCATACGGAAATTGTCCGTATGCTCCTTGATTTGCCGCCTGAGAGAGGGGTGTATTCACACGCCAATCACGCGTTTGAAATTGCGTGCGCGTACGGATACACGGGCATTGTTCGTTCGATCCTTGATTTGCCACTGGATCGTGGTGTGGCTGCAAACATCATGTTTAAAGATGTTTGCAAATCCGGGCGCACGGAAATTGTTCGTTTGTTCCTGGATTTGCCACTGGATTATGGCGTGAATCCGGCGGAAAATAACAATTGGGCACTTCGATTTGCATGTTTTTATGGGCACACGAAAATTGCTCGTTTGCTCCTGGCGCTGCCGTTGGACCGTGGAGTACGTCCTGATGTAGACGACAATTACGCGATTCGGTTTGCAAGCAATTGCGGACACACGGACATTGTTCGTTTGCTCCTGGAACTGCCGTTGGACCGCGGAGTTGATCCAGCAGCACACGACAATGAAGCTCTCCGAATCGCGTGCAACAACGGGCATACGGAAATTGTTCGTTTGCTCCTGGAATTGCCATTGGACCGTTGTGTGAAACCATCTGCGCATGACGATTATGCACTTCTAATTGCAAGCGCACGCGGCCATACGGAAATTGTTCGTTTGCTCCTTGATTTGCCGTTGGAACGTGGGGTTGATCCAGCAGCACACGACAATGAAGCACGTCGATTTGCATGTGCAAATGGGCACAAGGAAATTGTTAGTCTATTCTGCCATTGGACCGCCTGCCAATAACAATGAAGCACACGGACACATTGATTTGACAAGATTCATGAATACTCATTTAAGAAAACGCTCTTTATGTGCCAATTTTTGAAACATTTCAGATTAAATCCGTTCATGGCCGCTTGCGATTGCAAAAATTGACGTCCCTTTAACGACCGAGCTTCGATGCGTCCATGTCACTCAATATTTTACGCACAATTGCACGAACAACGAATCTCGCAACAACGTTAAAAGCTGCCATTCAATCTGGCAATGTAGAGCTGGTGTGGCTAATTTCTGAAACCGACGGAATTGTCGATGATGATTCGCTGGTGTATGCATGTCAACACGGACAAACGGAGATTGTTCGTATGCTTCTCGAATTACCGCCAGAGAGAGGCGTGAATTTGGATGAAGCACTTCAAACCGCAAGTGAGCATGGGTACACGGAAATTGTCCGTATGCTCATTGAACTACCGTTGGAACGTGGGCCGGGTCAAAGTTTAGCATTCAGGTTTGCATGTCGTTGCGGACACACGGAAATTGTTCGTTTACTTCTTGAACTTCCCCGTGGAGTGGATCCAGCTGCACGTGACAACGAAGCACTTCGATGGGCATGTATTAGGGGGCACACGGAAATCGTGCGTATGCTCCTCGATTTGCCGTTAGACCGTGGAGTTGATCCAGCAGCAATGAATCATGAAGCACTTCGACGTGCGTATTACAATGGGCATACGAACATTGTACGTTTGTTGCTGGATTTGCCGTTGGACCGTGGAGTGGATCCAGCTGCACGTGACAACGATGCACTTCGGTTTGCAAGCAAATACGGGTACACGGAAATTGTTCGTTTGTTGCTGGATTTGCCGTTGGATCGCGGAATAAATCCTGCAGCAGAAGACAATGAAGCACTTCGATGTGCATGTGCAAATGGTCATACGAAAATTGTTCGTTTGCTCCTTGATGTGCCATTGGATCGCGGAATAAATCCTGCAGCAGAAGACAATGAAGCACTTCGATGTGCATGTGCAAATGGCCATACGAAAATTGTTCGTTTGCT